CCGGCGGCTAAGCTCATTGGGCTGAAAACAGCATCCGGGGCGTGGCGCAGCTTGGTAGCGCGGGTGCTTTGGGAGCACTAGGTCGCAGGTTCGAATCCTGTCGCCCCGATCAGTGATAGCAAGGGTTCTCGGCAATGTCGAGAACCATTTTTTTATGCCTGCAAGAGAAAGTGCAAGAGAACAGAGGGGTTTCGCGCCTCGCGTTCCTCCCGTGTGGGCATGGGTCAGTGCTGGCTGGAGTCAGGTCCATCCGTTTTGACCAGGGCCCAAGGTCCGAGTTTCTCTTGCATCTCTTGCATCCCTTCGTCTGTGCGGAGCGGCTGCGGGTTTGCAGGCACCGCAGGGCTTCGGTCGGCGACGGCCGTCCTTCAGCGTGCCACGGCTGCGCCGTGGCGTGCATCGGCCAGCCGCCGCCGCCCTCCGCTCCGGGGCCGTTGATGGGGGTGGCTGGCAGGGCCACTCTCCCGCGGCTGCGGTGGCCGGGCGGCTGCCAGCCGGCGGGGTGCTGAGGAGAGGCCCCAGCTTTCCTCGCGCGACTGCGCGGCGCCGGTCGATTCGGAGCGAATCTGGCTGCATTGGTTATCAAGCTGCTTGGCCCGTCAGGGGTGGCTGCGTTTTGGGCAGATCGATTGCCCCGCAGCCGCCCTGCTCGCTCAATAGTGCGTTTGTACTGCTAGAATAAGAGTCGCGCCAAAGGCCACGAGCCCATCGCCTGCGGCAACGAAATCCTCGGACAACTTGCCCCGTTCGTTTGCTCTGTAGCCCATGAGCTTGTCCTCTGCTGCAGTGGCCCACGCCGCTGCATTGCCTCTGGCTGGCCTGTTGCCGCCGCCGGTTGTTGTTCATCGCTCTGTCGTCATCGTCGCCGCCGGTGGCCGTGATCTCTCCTGGCCCCAGGAGCGCATCGCCTCCGCCCTCCTCCAGCGAAGCGGCGGCCGGGCCGTCCATCTGTTGCTCCATGGCGCTGCCCGTGGCGCCGATCAGGCCATCGGCCGTGCTGCCCAGCAGCTCGGCTGGCGGGTCCAGTCCCTTCCCGCCGAGTGGGGTCGCTATGGCCGAAGCGCCGGGCCGATCCGCAATCGGCGCCTCCTCGAGCAGGCCCTGGCGGAAGCCCAGGCCCACACGTCCCCGGCTCTCAGTACCTCGGTGCTGGTGATCGCCTTTCCCGGTGGCCCCGGCACGGCCTCTCTGGTGCTGCAGGCCCGCCGTTGCTCCTCCCGCTCACCGGTGCCGGTGGTGGTGATGGAAGTGCCGCCGCCGTTCGCACCGGAGCCCCTCGCCGCTTGAGCGGCCTCCGCCGCCCCGTTCTTCTCGTTCACTCCTCACATTCCCATCCCCATGGCCGTTCTCACTGCCCGCGTCGCTCCCCTCTCCCCGGCTCTCCCCCAGGCCACCGGGCCGTCCTGCTCCCTCCATCGTTCCGGTTCCCTGTGGCAGCTGGGCATCGAGGCCCAGGAACTCACCACCACCATCGGCCAGCTGGCCGAACAACTGGAAGCCGACGACGACACCCGCGCCCAGGCCCTCGCCGAGCTGGAGGCTGCCCTCCTTGCCGAAGAACACAACAAAACCGCCCTGGCTGCCAAGGCCGATGCCACCTGCTGGGTGATCGAGCACCTCCGAGGCCAAGCCGCCTACCGCCAGCAGCAGGCCAAGCGGCTCACCGAGCTTTCCCGCTCCGATGCCTCCCGGGCCGATGCCCTTGAGGAATCGCTGGTGCTGGTGCTTACTCGCCTGCAGCCCAGCGCCACCCGTTTCTCCTTCCCCAATCACGAGCTCAGCAGCCGCAAATCCCAGGCCGTCGAGATCTACGACGAAGAGGCCCTCGCTCCCGAGTGGTTGGCCGTCACCACCACCAGCAAGCCCGACAAGGCAGCCATCAAGGAAGCCCTCAAGGCTGGCCGCCACATCGAAGGCGCCCAGCTGCTCTCACGCCGCTCCTGGCGCATCAGTTGAAAGGCCAGAGGCCCCTGATACCGGCCCGCTGCGCGTGCGGGCCCTGACCCCAATCCCATCACCTTGAGCAACAGCCATGGATCTCTCCACCTACGCCAGCGCCACGGCCACCACGACACCCACGACACCGAGGCCCAGGGGCCACATCTGGTCCACACGGCTCGCCAGCTGGGTTGTGCCGATCACCCGCAAGCCGGGCCGCCGACCTTCACCCGATCACATCCACTGCAGCGAGCCGCCCTGCTGGGTGCTGATCGAGCCGCTGCCGCCTCAAAGCTCCGCCCACTGATTTCGATCCCAGATCCCACTCACCCCCTCGATGCCATGACGTGCACCTTCTCCACCGAACAGATCGCCTGCCTCTCCGCCCCCCTCGATCGCGCCAAGGTGCGCCAGCGCGAGCAGGGCCGCTCCAAGGTCAGCTACCTGGAGGGTTGGCTGGTGATCGCAGAAGCCAATCGGATCTTCGGGTTCGATGGCTGGCAGCGGGAAACCATCCAGGTTCGATGCGTGAACCAGTCCGAGCGCCCCATCGGCAGGGACAACCGTCCTGGCTGGGGGGTGACCTACATCGCCAGGGTGCGGGTCACGGTGTCGGTTCCTGGTGGGGCTCCACTGATCCGTGAGGGCAGCGGCGCCGGTCATGGCATCGATGCCGACCTGGGCCAGGCTCACGAATCCGCCCTCAAGGAGGCCGAAACCGACGCCATGAAGCGTGCCCTGATGACTTTCGGGAATCCCTTCGGCCTGGCCCTGTACGACAAGCAGCAGCGGGAGGTGACTCACGCGGCAGGAGAGAACAGCGCTCCTCTGCCTACCAGCGCCAGCAACGGCACCCGATTGATCCATCGCAGCCCTTCGTCCGCAGCGCCAAGCGTCAGCGACGACCCCGGCCTCACGCCGCTCGACCCGGCCGTCATCCGCCAGGTCCTCGGCACCCTGCGCGGTCTGCCCCGGCCGGTGCTGGAGGGCTTCACCAAGGCGTTCCGCAAGCGGTTCCAGGTGCCGGAGGAGGCCACTTCCATCGCGGATCGGATCCTGCAGAAGCGCCATCACGACTGGATCGAAGCCTTTCTGGTGCAGCACCAAGCCCCGGCTTCCAGCCAGCCGGACGCCCAGCCCGGCTGAGCCGATCAGACTCCACTCACTTGGGCTGCAGGACCGTCCCTGCGGCCCCTCCTCTTCCCATGCGTCACTCCCTCGGACGAATCGTGGCCACTGCCGCTGTCGCAGCTGCCGTTCCCCATGTGGTGATCGTCGGCCTGCTCGATCGTCATGCTGCCCGCGACTGGGGCGATCTCGATGCGGAGGACAGAGCCTCCAACGATTCGGACCACACCCATGCGGAAGGCCGCCTCTTCTCCAGCTACGACACACCAGAGCACGGCACCATCTGGGTGATCACGGAAGACCTCCGCGGCGAAGGCGATTGGCCCATCACCACCGTGCTGTTCCCCGAGGACTACTGAGCCCTCAGATCCGGCTGAGCCCTGGGGGCTGGCGATCACGCCACCCGGCCTGCCCCGGCTCGCGCACCGCGCAAGGGCTGACGCGAGTCGCTCCACTGCGTTCCACGACCCTTGCGCGGAGCTGGCTTCACCGGGGCGCAGCGGTGGTGTCGTTCGCCATCCCTGCCATGGCTCGCCCTCTCTTCCCCGCTCAGCCAAGCCGCGGGCCGATCGAGCGCCAGTGCCCGATCCGCGTGGTTTCAGTCCATCTGCTGGGCTCAGCCGGCCAGCTGCTGCGGGTGCTCTTCCTCGATCGCGAGGGGCACATCTCCGCCCAGCCCCACTTCGTGCCCCGCTGCGAGGCCCTCATCTTGGCTGCCAATCAGCAGCGGGTGCTCGGGCCCCAGGCCCGGGTGCTGGTGCTCTGATGCACCAGCCCGAGAGCACTGCCCTGCCCGGCGGCCCTTGCCACCGGGCTTTTCTCAGGCTTCAGGCAGCGATGAGAGCGAACCTGAACCTGGATCAAGAGATAAATGGCCATCGCAACTCACGACATCAAGCTGATAAGTGAAGCGAAACCAACAGGACCAAGCCCGTCACGACTGAGGCAAGGCCTCAAGGGCGTTTCTATGCAACAGCTGCATAGTTTTTGCCTTCGATTTAACGGCTCGTCTCGGCTTGAAGGTTTGGTGATGACCTGGGTCCGTCCAACAGTCAAGATGGTGCTCGACACCCTCGAGCATCTCGGCTCGCCAGGGCGGTTCCGCCGTTTCCATGAGCCCTCCCACCATTTACGAGCTCTGCCGGCCTCGGGCCGACGTGCTGGAAGGGCGTATCCGGGATGAAGACTTTGCAGCCGACCTCAGCCAGGTGCTCAAGGGCACCGCTCCTGAGCTCTACAAGAACCCGGCTGTCTTCTTCGCGAACACCCACCCCACCAGGGGTCTGCGCGACCTGTTCCTGGCGGTGGTGGACCGGCTCACCAGCTCCGGCAGCCAGCTGGGCAGCATCCTGCGGCTCGATACCAGCTATGGCGGCGGCAAGACCCACGCGCTGATCGGGCTCAACCACATCCTGACGGCCGCCGATCAGATCCCCAATCTGGCGGAGTTCATCGATCCAGCCCGCCTGCCCAGCCAGAAGGTCACGGTGGCGGCCTTCGACGGCGAGAACGCCGACCCGATGAACGGCCGGCGCATGGAGGGCAATGTGCTGGCCTTCACCCCCTGGGGTGAGCTGGCGGTGCAGCTGGCAGGGCCCGCGGGCTACGAGCGCATCCGCAACAGCGACCGTCTTGGTGCCGCGCCTCCCGGCGCCGAAACCCTGCGCGAGCTGATCGGCGAGCGGCCGGTGCTGATCCTGATCGATGAGCTCTCGATCTACCTGCGCAAGATCAAGGGCCCCGCTGCCGGCCAAGCCGCCGAGCAGCTCACGCCGTTCCTCACCGACCTGATCAAGGCGGTGAACTCCTCTCCCCAGGCCGTGCTGGTGTTCACCCTGGCCCTGGGCAAGGGTGGCCAGGCGGTGGATGCCTACGGGGAGGAAAACCAGAGGATCGACAGGATCTTTGCTGAACTGCAGTCGGTCACGGGCCGGCAGATCACAGCTCTCACGCCCACCAGCGAAGACGAGACAGTGCAGGTGCTGACCCGGCGCCTGTTCGAGTCGATCGATCGCAGCCGAGTCGAGGAGGTCGTGCGTTCCTACCAGGAGATCTGGAGCCGCACCACCGAGGCCCTGCCGCCGGTGGGGCAGAGCGATGACCGGACTGCCAACTTGCGCAAGGGCTATCCGCTCCATCCGGAGCTGATCGAAACCCTGATGCAGAAGACCTCCACCCTGGAAAACTTCCAGCGGGTGCGGGGCATGTTGCGGCTGCTGGCGCAGACCGTAGGCCAGCTCTGGCGTGAGCAACCACGGGGCGTCACAGCCGTTCACCTCCACCACATCGATCCGGGCAACGAGCGGATTCGATTGGAGCTCTCCACCAAGCTGGGGTTGCAGGCCTTCATCCCGGCGATTCGGGCGGATGTGTCCACCACGCCGGCCGAAGGCGGCAGGGCCCTAGCCCAGCGGCTGGATGCACAGGAATTCACGGGAATGGAGCCCTATGGGTCGATGGCAGCGCGCACGGTCCTATTCCACTCCCTGGCATTCAACGAACCGCTCAAGGGCCTCAGCCGCCTGGAGTTGAACTACAGCCTCTACGCCCCGGCTGTGGACCCGGCCTTTGTCGACAAGGCGGTGCGCCTCCTGCAGGAAGAGTCGGAATATCTCGACGACAGCGGCACCAGCAAGCTGCGTTTTCTCACCGACGCCAACCTCAACCAGATGGTGAGGAAGCGTGAGCAGCTGTTTGATCTGGAGTCAGTGCGAGAGGAGCTGAACCGCCGCATCGGCACGATCTTTGCCAAGCAACGGCTGGAGCCTGTGCTGTTCCCCTCCAGCCCGGCTGACATCCCTGACGACACCGACGGCCCCTACCTGGCGGTAATCCACTGGGAAGGCCACACCGTGGAGCAGGCGAACATCCACCTGCCGGAACTGGTGGTGCGGCTGTTCAAGGAGAAGGGCGACAACGCCAATGTGCGCCTTAACCGCAACAACCTGGTGTTCGTCTGCGCCGATGCCCTGCAGGTGGACGACATGCTGCGCAAGGCCCGCACCTACCTGGCGCTGCAGCAGATGCAGCAGGGTGATCTGTTCGCCAGCCTGCAGTCGCACCAGCAGGATCAGGTGAAGGAGCGCTACGGCCAGGCGCAGCAGGGATTCGCCCTGGCGGTGCAGCAGTGCTACCGGCACGTGTTCTATCCCGAGCGGGGTCAGTGGCCCGAGGTGCCCCTCACCCATGCCGCCATCACGGTCACCAGTGCCAGCAGTGAGCCTGGGGTGGGCCAGAAGCAGGTGGAGCGGGTGTTGCGGGAAGCCCGGGAACTGGTGTTGGCAGAAGATGCACCGCCGGCCCCGAACTACATGGCCGACAAGACACCCCTGAAGCGCATGGGGGTGATGAGCACGCGGGATCTGCGCAACGAGTACTACCGCGATCCAGCCCTGCCGATCCTGCTGGGGGATGAGGTGCTCAAGAAGTGCTTGCGCATGGGCCTGGATCAGGGACTGTTCGTCTACAAGGAGGGTGATCGCCTCGAAGGCCAGGGCCTGCCGCCGGGAACGCTCTCGATCAGTGAGGACGGCAAGATCTACACGATGGAGAAGGCGCTTGAGTTGAGCGTCTGGCCTCCGAAAACCTCAGCTCCAGCTGGCGAAACTGGCGTGGATCAGCCAACCGTCCTTGGCGGTGACGGTGGGACAACGCCGGTGGCTGGAGGAGGAGAGACGGGCAGCGCTGTTCAGGTGGGATTTGGCTCCACCAGCCCCGGCAGAGGCGGCGGAGCGGGCGTTGCACCACCCCCTGGCCCTGGGGTGATCGAGCGCACCGACAACGTGAAGACAGCCCTCACTCAGCTGGCCCAGCAGGTGAGCAGCTCGGGCAAGGCCATCAAGAGCCTCACCTGGAGGATGAACAGTGGTGATGGCTTCCTGCCGATGGCCCTGCTCAAGGCCGAGCCTGGCGCCACGGTGCGCGTCGAAATGATGGAGGGAGGCTGGAGCAGCGGCGACGGCAGCGCCGAATGGAGCTTCGATTTCAACGGCACCCCCGAGGAGGCCAGCCATCTGCGGGGCTTCATCGAGGGCCAGTGGCGCCGCGGCGGTGAGAAGTCACTCGATATCACCTATCAGCTCCGCTACGAGCCTCCCTTGCGCTGGGATGACGGCGGCGAGGGCTGGATCGCTCGCCTCACCCGGGCTGGCCTCAGCGCTCAGACCGCCACGATCCGCCTGGAGTTGACCGACGCATGACCCAGGCCATTGCTTCTGGCCGGCCGGCCTACGAACTGCGCAGCAGGCAGCGCGGCCCCAGCGATCTGGAGCTGGAGGTGTGGCAGGTGCCCAGCACCGCCACCCCTGAGCTGAAAGAGCCTCGGCGCATTGCGGGCCTCGGCGGCCACAAGCTCTTGCTGGTGGAGGGAGCAGTGCTCCGGCGGCTCAAGGCCGAGCAGGTGAGCCTGGCCAAGCTCAAGAAAGGCGAGGGCCGGCGGGACGCACTCTCTGAGGATCTGGCCCTGGCGATGGGGCTGCTGTTCAAGCTGCTGGCCCCGATGCGCAACGTGGCCGCGATCGAGAACTGCGCCCGTGGCATCGATGCCATGGCCCGCGAGGAGGCCGCCTACTGGCTGGGGATGGCCATGCACCGGAAGAACCCCAGGCGGGTGCTGGCAGCTCTTCGTCTTCTGCTCTCTGCGAACTGAACTGAACTGAACTGAACTGAACTCATGACCAAACGCCTGATCGAGGAGTGGCTGCCGATCGCCGAAATCGGAATCGAGAGTGTTCGCGAGCGGACGCCAATGACGCCCTTCCCAGCTCCGAACCGCTTGCATGTGTGGTGGGCGCGCCGGCCCCTGGTGGCCTCGCGGGCGGCAGTGCTGGCCTCGTTGCTCCCGGCCGATGCCGATCGCAAGACCTTTATGCACATGCTCGGTATCCATGGCGATCCGGTGGCGGCCAAGAAGCGAATTGCCAAGGCAACGCGTGAAGGTGTACGACTGGGCGCCGATGCCTATGGCTATAGCCGTGCGTTCAGCTATTCACCCAGTGAGAAGGAGCTGTTCTGGCTGCTGGAGGAAGCCCAGAGACTTGGCATTCATCAGCCCACAGTTCTTGACCCAACGGCTGGCGGTGGAGCAATCCCATTCGAAGCACTCCGTATTGGTTGCACCACCTTTGCAAATGACATCAACCCCGTGGCGGTGCTTGTTGAGAAGGCCACCTTTGAGTGGCCGTCGAAGTTCGGCCCTCCCCTAGTGAATGAGGTGAAGCGACTTGGGGAGGAGCTGGCCGGACGCGTGCGAGAGCGTTTGGGCTGGGCCTTTCCCCTGGAACCATCGCCCGATTGCCGCCCAGATGGCTACCTATGGGCCCGCACCATCCACTGCCCTTACTGCGCGGGCAAGGTACCGCTGTCCCCGAACTGGAGGCTGGCTCCTGATGGCACCGGCGTGAAGGTGGTCCCACAGTTGGGTGATGGTCCCGGCGATGCCAGCCGTCATTGCGTCTTTGAAATTGTGGGCAGTGCCCGCCAGCAGAGTGACGGGACGATGAAGGGCGGCGATGCCACCTGTCCCTATCCCGACTGCGGCCGGGTGATTGACGGCAATCAGTTAAAGGCTCAATCCCAGGCCGGCGGCATGGGCGAGCAGTTGTATGCAGTGGTGTTCAAGCGCAAGCTGCCCACCGAATACACCAAAACCGGCAAGCCGAAAAAGGAGAAGTGGGAACGGGGCTATCGGGCCCCACGCCAGGAAGATGACAACAGCGCCGCTATTGAAGCAGCGTTGGCGGAAAAGCTGCCGGAGTGGGAGGCGCTGGATTTGGTGCCGAATGAGCTCTTGCCGATGGATACCGAGTCGTGGACTCATGGCAATACTCCAGCGCAGTACGACGCCACCGACTTCCTCGCATTGTTCTCACCCCGTCAGCTGCTCTGCCATGGCACCAGCGTGGAAATCTTCCGCGAACTTGTTCAGGAAGAAACTGTTTGCAATGGAGAACTTAGCGACCTTCAGCGAGCGGCGCTGGGTTACGTGGCTTTGTCTATCGATACCTTGCTCAACTACAATTCAAGATCTTGCAGATGGGATTCAACGATCTTGCGTGTTCGTTCTGTCTTTGATCGGCATGACTTTGCTTTCAAGGTGTCCTACGCCGAGATGGCTGCAATGGTTTCCGGCGTTGGCTACGACTGGGCTTTTGAAAAGACCAGTCGCTGCATTGGTGAGCTTGTCGAGTTGATCGCCCCTAGCAGTGCCGCGCCCGCCAATGCCGGCCCTTTGTTTGCTGCAAGCTCTGGAGACACAGCTTCTCCCCAGCAGGCGCCAGTGCTGATCAACTGTGGCTCCGGCGATTCCCTCTCCCATCTGCAGAACGGCACGGTGGATGCGGTGGTAATGGATCCACCCTATTACGACAACGTGATGTATGCGGAGTTGAGCGACTTCTTCTACGTCTGGCTCAAGCGCACCGCCGGCATGCTCTATCCAGAGCTGTTCATGGTGCCGCTCACCGACAAAGACAACGAAGCTGTTGCCAATCCTGCCCGCCATGAGGGCAAGAAGGGCGCCAAGGCTCTGGCTGGGCTGGACTATCAACAGAAGATGGCCGAAATCTTTAGGGAGTGTCGACGCGTCCTCAAGGACGATGGCGTGATGACCTTGATGTTCACCCACAAAGCCACGGGAGCTTGGGATGCACTCACTAAAGGCCTCATTGATGCAGGGTTCGCGATCACCGCGTCCTGGCCGATCAACACTGAGGCCGAGGGATCACTCCATATCAAGGACAAGTCGGCCGCCAACAGCACGATTTTCCTGGTCTGCAGACCGCGCCCTGTGCAAAAGCCGGAAGACGGCGTGCAGTACTGGGAAGACCTCGAACCTCGGGTGAAGGCCGCTGTGCGCCAGCGCATCGAGCAGTTCCAAGCCGGCGGCATCCGCGGGGTTGATCTCTACCTCTCCTGTTTCGGACCTGCACTGGAGGAGTTCTCCCTGCACTGGCCGATTAAACGCGGACAGCCCAAACCCATCGAAGAGAAAACGAGAAAGCGCGGACGTGCCCAACTCACGCTGGAAGAGCTACTGGAGCAGGACGATCCCTACGCCGTTAGCCCGGAGGATGCCCTCGACGCCGCCCGCCGCGAGGTGAAGGCCTGGCGCATGGAGAAACTCACCTCCGGATCCCGCCGAGCCCAGCTCGATCCCCTCACGGAGTGGTTTGTGCTCGCCTGGGATGCCTTCCAGGCACCCCAGTTCCCATACGACGAAGCCTTGCGCCTGGCCCGGGTGGTGGGGCTGGATCTCGACAAAGACGTGGTGGGCGTGCTCGCGGAGAAGAAGGCGAGCGATCTGATCCTCTGGGATAGCTCCACCCGCGCTACCAAGGGCAAGCTCGGCGCTCCCGATGGCACCCGCTCCTGGATCGATGCCATCCACCACTGCGCCCACCGCGCCCGCAGCATCGACCTCAATTCCGCCAAGCAGCTGCTCGACGACAACGGCCTGGCCAACAGCGGCGACTTCCTCACTGCTCTGGAGGCCGTGCTCGAAGTCCTGCCCCTCTCCGCCCGCTACACCGGCTTCGATCCGGTGAAGGCTGCTGCGCCTGCCGCCTCCGACTTCGAAGCCCTGGAGAACCTCCGCCGCCTCGCCCTGGCGGAGCAGGTGCCGGCGCCCAAGCAGCTGGAACTGGTGCTGGCGGAACTGGCCGAGGCGTAAGCAGCCATGGCAGGCCTCGCCGATCACGCCTGGAGGGGGCGCTTCAGCAGCTCGATCGAGAGTCTGTTGGAGGGTTTCTACAGGCCGGTCCTGATGGATGCCACCCGCTACTGGCGCATCACCGGGTACTTCACCAGCCGCTCCCTTCTCCAGGTACTGGAAGGTGTGGAACACCTGGTGGCGTCTTCACCCGATGGGCATGGGCATGGCCAGATGCGCCTGATCACAGGCGTGTTCCTCAGCGAGCCCGATATTGCTGCCCTGGCGGCTGGAACCCCCGCTGAAACCGTTCTCACTGGTCACCTCTCAAATCACTTCCCCTTCAAGGGTGTAGAGCCAGGCGGCCAGGGAGCCGCAGCCCTCGGGGCCGAGCTCCTGGCCTGGCTAGTGGACCGTGGGCACCTGGAGATCCGGGTGGGGCTGCCCCTCATCGACGGGCTGATTGTCAACGACGGCGCAATCTTCCATGCCAAGGAAGGCGTGATCGAAGACAAGGAAGGGCAGCGGCTGGGCTTCAGCGGCAGCGTCAATGAAACTCCCAACGGCTGGACCAGCAACTTCGAAACCATCCAGACCTTCTGCTCCTGGAAGCCTGGTGGTGCCGAGGCCATCGATGATCTGGAGGCTGGCTTCCTGCGACTCTGGGAAAACCAAGACTCCGGCGCCCGCACCTTCACCCTGCCCGAGGCAATCCGCCAGCAACTGGCCATCTATGCACCGGCCGAGGAGACTCTGCCCCGTCGTCTCAAACCCTTCCTCAAGGATCTGCCCGCGCCGGAGCCTGAGGCCGTCGTGGAGATCGTCCCCGACATCGATGAACGGCGCCGCATTGTCTGGAGCTACGTGCTCCAGGCCGCCGCCAGCGATCTGCCCGGGGCCGAACGGGTTGGAGAAGGCACCAGTGCCGTCACCCCCTGGCCCCATCAGCAGCGGGCCTTCCAGCGCCTCTGGCAGCAGTGGCCTCCCCGCCTGCTGATCGCCGACGAGGTGGGCCTCGGCAAAACGGTGCAGGCCGGCCTGCTGCTGCGCCAGGCGTGGTTGAGCGGCCGTGCCCGGCGCATGCTGGTGATGGCACCTGCGTCTGTGCTCAAGCAGTGGCAGCGGGAACTGCGCGAGAAGTTCGGCCTCGACTGGCCCATCTACAGCGGCAAGTCGCTCGACTGGCAACCCACCCGCTTCCGCCCAGCTGGGCTCTCCAGACCCGTGGACCGGAGCAGCTGGACTGCAGAGCCCTTCGTGCTGGTCTCCAGCCACCTGATGCGACGGCGCGACCGCCACAAGGATCTGCTGGAAGCCGAGACCTACGACCTGGTGGTGCTCGATGAAGCCCACCATGCCCGCACCCGTCGGGAGAACAGCAGCAGCGGCGGTGAGCGCCTCCGCCCCAACACCCTGATGCAGCTCATGCAGCAGCTGCGCCAGCGCACCAACGGACTGCTGCTGCTCACCGCCACACCGATGCAGGTGAGCGAGCTGGAGGTGTGGGACCTGCTCGCCCTGCTGGGCATGCCACCCGAGTGGACCGAAGACGCCTTCGAGCGCTTCTTCGAGTGGGTGGAGAAGGAGAACCCGGATGAGGCCACCCTTTCGTACCTAGCAGGGTTGTGGCGCAGCAGCGTGACCGCGTTTGGCGAGGCCCCGGGCAACGCCATGCCGGAAGATCTGCGGAAATCGCCGCTGCGCAAACGCAAGGCCCTACGGGCCCTGAACGACACCGATCCCCTCTCCCGCCGCAATCTCAGCATCGAGATCCGCCAGGCCTCGCTGGCCCTGGCCAAACGCTGGACCCCGGTGCAGGGTTTGATCTCGCGCCACAGCCGCAACCTGCTGCGGGCCTACAAGCAGCAGGGATCAATGGATCTAGCCATCGGCACCCGCCATGTGGACGACCGCTTCCTGGAGAGCACCCCGCAGGAGCGGGCGCTCTACGACGCCGTGGAGGACTTCATCTCCACCCAGTACTCCCAGGCAACCGGCCAGAAGAAGTCGGCTGTGGGCTTCGTGATGACGATCTACCGCCGCCGGCTGGCCAGCAGTGTGGCTGCACTGGTCTCCACCCTGGAGAAACGGATGGCCGGCCAGCAGCAACAGCTGGAGGAAGACGCCGCCGCCAGCGAAGACGACGACATCACGGGTGAACTCACCCTTGATCTGGAGGGCATGCAGAGCGCCTTCCAGGAGGCCTCGCTGCAGATCGAGCTCGATGCCATCGGGGTGCTCCTCGATCAGGCCAGGCCCCTGGTCGGCCACGACAGCAAGGGATCCGAGTTCCTCAAGGCCATCGAGCAGTTGCAGGCCCAGGGCTACAAGCAGGTGATCGTCTTCTCCCAGTACACCGACACGGTTGATGCCCTCAAGGCGCTGCTGATCGGCGCAGGGCGCACCAGCCTGATGGCCTTCACCGGTCGCGGTGGCGAGATCCTCCAGAAGGGCGGGGTGTGGAAGGCGCTGAACCGCGAGGCCACCAAACGCGGATTCAAGGAAGGCAAGGCCGAGATCCTGCTCTGCACCGATGCCGCGGCTGAAGGCCTGAACTTCCAGTTCTGCGGAGCCCTGATCAACTACGACATGCCCTGGAACCCGATGCGAGTAGAGCAGCGCATCGGCCGAATCGACCGCATCGGCCAGACCCACGAGCAGATGCAGATCATCAACCTGCACCTCGATGGCACCGTGGAGGCTGATGTGTACCGGGCGTTGAAGGGCCGGATCGCGATGTTCGAGCAGGTGGTGGGCAAGCTGCAGCCGATCCTTGCCAAGGCATCCAGCTCCATCTCCCAGGCCACCCTCGTCAGCCGTGATCAGCGGGAAAAGGCGCGGGCATCTGCGGTGGCTGCTGTGCAGCAGGAGCCCGAGATCAAGGGCCTGGACCTTGATGACGTCCTCCAGGATCTCGATGCCATCCGTGATGTGGTGAACACCCTGCAGCCCCCGCCGCTCACCCTGTCTGATCTGGAAGCCATTCTCAGGCAGCCGGCCTTGCTGCCACCCGGTTGCAGCGCCCGCGCGATTGGCGCCTACGACTTCGCCTGGACCCAACCAGGTCTCGACAAGGAAATGCGCGTCACCTGCAACGCTTCCTACTACGAGGACAACAGTGATAGCTGTGAGCTTTGGGTGCCGGGGAGTCCGTTGTTTCCCATGAGGGAGTGCCAAGCTTTTTCCATCGAATGCCCTCCCGATCGAGCGACTTATGAGGATGCACTCAAAGGCCTATAAACACTATTTCACCGAGCATCATGCTGTATCGATTCAAGGAGTGTCTCAGTCGCAAGCAGTGCAGCCAGGCATCATCGGAGGCTTTTCTATATCGTGGGGCGACCAAATCCCTAGCAGAGCGCGATCTCGAGCTTAATAGGATACACTTTTAAAGAGCATTTATTCACGACGACGACACCCAGGAAAGCGAGATGCTCAAGACAAGAGATGAGCAGAGGAACGAACTTTAGCAATTAGGGATTGGAGGAGAATGCCCAATTCACGAAGACCAGAGGTGCAAGAAGTTCTTTGAGAGCGCCGAAAGGCTGTACAGCGGACTGGCTTATATTTGCAGTTGGTCACATTCGAGAGCAGCAGCTCTTGAGTTTGCTCAGCCATTGCACGATCGAGTCCTTCTCCAGATTTCTGAAGCCGATTTGGTCAGCTGTCTTCAAGAATGCTTTAATCGATGGAACCAACAGCAGCCCGGTGAGCATGAGATGAAGCACCCTGATGGCAGCCTTCGCGATGACTGGAATCCTCAGGCTGTCAGGTACGCATATGGAAAAATTGACTATGCCGATCTCTCTGCGTCTAGCGAGGCCCTTCCATTTCGCTTAGGACGAGCGATGAGACTGCCGGGAGGTCCCGACCATGGAAATCTTCAGCAAGAAGATGAGTGGAGAATCTCTTTAGACATCTCTAAAATATCTTCTTCGATCATGTCAGAGCGACTGGTCAGAACCGGACTGCTTCCCAGCGCTTTGGGTGAAATCACTCCCCCTTCTGTGTCTGATGAGCTTGAGCCGATGATTTCCTTTAATGGTGGTCACGGTTTGTGGCTGCATGATCTTCGGCTTCGCGAGGCAAGTAGCTTTCGCTTTGAGATTCTGTAAATCACCTGTGCCTCAGATGTAAATTTGACTAACTCCGAAGAACTGGCGGCAGTGGGAAGGATCCTCTATGCATCCAGAGAGATAACATAAGTGCAGGCCAGGCCAAGGACAGCTAGGATCGCTGGGTACGTTGGCACACCCGAGGTGGCTCCTGCTGGGTCCTTCCAAGAAGATGTTCGGAAGGCTGTCCTTCGCTGGATTCATCGTGGAAGGAATACAGGCTTTTCATCTGTAGAAGAAGGATCAGTTACTTTCTCCAGCACAATCGGCAAGAGGGATGAGAATCAGGATAGAGCCGCTTTCCTTCGGCTGATACCTCAGCGGGATGGATGGCCCATGACAACGGCCCTAGTCCTTTGTGATGGCATGGGTGGAATGAGGGAAGGTGCTACAGCAGCAGAGTTAGCAATTAGCTCCTTTGTTGCCGCATTCTCTGCAGCAAAGTCAGATTCTCTGGTTGATCAACTTCGCAACGCAACCGAAGCCGCTAACGAAGAAGTCTTTAGCCATTTCTCTGGCAGAGGAGGCGCGACCTTATCCGCAATTGGATCCACCAGCAACGGCGACTGGGCATGTGTAAATGTTGGCGATAGCAGGGTTTATGGATTTTTAAAGAGTGGAGATATTAAGCAGATCTCTACAGATGATAGCCTTGGAAATATTCTATCTGGCATGGAAGTTCCAACTCCACCGGCTCAGTTCAGGGAATTACTTCAGTATGTAGGGATGGGCAAAGGGATCCAGGTTCATGGTATCCCAGTCTCTGACACTGATCTGTATCACTGCCTATTCCTGACCTCTGATGGTGCCCACGAAATCGACCAGCAACTATTCAAGGAAATTGTTGTAAGTGCAGGTTCGTCCAGGGAAATCGCACGCAGGTTGACTGTCTTATCTGAATGGAAGGGCGGCAGAGATAATGCAACTGTTGCAGCTTGGGACATCACTACTGGAGTCTTTTTAGGGCTTAGCCCAGTCGAAAGAGGCTTTTTAGAGGTATGGGGTCTTTCAGGAAAGTTCGAAATTACATCAAGACAAGAGGCTAGCTCTTCAATGTTTCGAGGTAAGGAGCCAGAGCCTAATCGACAACGACGTCGGAAGCCTCCAGCAGCCAGAAAGGCTGGAGCGATCTTGGAAACAGCCCAATCAAATGAAGGGAGTGATAGCTTACAGGCCACCCATGAGGTATACCGGGATGCCGGCAAAGAAAATAGATTTGCAGATGCGGTAATCAAGGATCTTCATGAGCCACAACTACGAATAGAGCTTTCGGAATCGTAGTTCTAACCATGATGCTATCCATACCTGATCGCTACCAGCCAACGGGCGAAGTCTTGCACGGAGGCTTGAGTGATATCTATGTTTGCAGGGATACCCTGCTCGAGCGCACAGTTGTTGTCAAGTCTATCGGCGATCCGTGTCAGGTACATCGGGTCGTAGATGAAATTAAAGCTCTGCAGAAACTAAGATCTAAGCATGTTGTCCAAATCTATGACTACTTCGTAGACTCGGAAAACCAGCAGATTGGCATTGTTGAAGAGTATGTGGCAGGGCCAGATCTCCAGGACTTTCCTCCAGCTGGATCACCCTTGCCTGTCAATGAATACCTCCTTATTCTCTACCAAGTAGCATCAGGCTTGTCCGACCTTCACGAGCAAGGAATAATCCATCGAGACATCAAGCCAGATAACATCAAACGCACCGACTCTGGACTCGTTAAAATCATTGATTTTGGACTAGCACGATTTGCCGGATTCAATGATAGAACAGTTGGATTCTCAGGCACCCTCGTCTATGCAGCGCCTGAGCTGGTTAAAAATCAGCCTCTGGGATTTACAAGCGCTATCGACGTCTATGCCTTCGGGGTTCTTGCCTGGCATCTTTCTGGGCAAGGTATACCCCGCGAACTTGCGCTGTTTCCTCCACTACTTGATAGTATTCCGAGCTTCGCTTCGCTGACTCTTGATATTCCTGATGCTTTGGTAAACCTGCTAGATCATACGACACGACTGAGCCCAACTGATCGCCCTAGGATCTCAGAGATTTCTCAGGTGCTACAGACGGAGTTGCTTAGGAATAAGCACAAGGGGTTGCTTGTTAGTGGAAGCAATATCTTTGTTATGAGCTCTGAGAAGCCTGGGGCCCTTTTGCAGATAGATAGTACGCTTTCCATTACAATCAGATACACCGGTTTGGCTTTTCGAGTTGCAGCCTTTGAGGGTGTAGTGTCGATCAACAACTGCCGAACTCGGGTGGGTGATGTCTTGCCGAAAAGCTGTGTCATTACCCTTGGAGATGTAGGGCAGAGACGTGTCTTTGCAACATTCGACATCTCAAACCCAGAGGTGGTCTTATGAGTGGGCACCAAATACATGCTCAGGGTGACGAGATCAACTCGCGCTATATGGTTCAGTCATTTGCAGGCGAAGGAGGCATGCAGGAGGTCTATCTTGCACTCGATTTGCATTTGCAGAAGGAGGTAGCACTTAAAGTTCCGAAAAACAGGTCTGCTCAGAAGCGTTTTCAGAGAAGTGCTGTTGTTAGCGCAAAAGTCAACCACCCCAATGTAGCCAAAACACTTGATTACATTGAGGTCAATGATTCTCAGTATCTTGTGGAGGAGTTTATCGCTGGCACAGATATAAAACAAGGCTTGCTGGATCGCCTGACGGCTGTTGACCCAGCACTTGTAGCGAAAGCCATGCACCACACAGCCAAAGGGCTCGATGCATCGCATAGAGCTGGAGTTATTCACCGTGATTTGAAGCCAAGCAATGTAATGTTCACGGGTGGGGCAGGTATAAGAGAAATTAAAATTACAGATTTTGGCATCGCCAAAATGGCTGGTGATGAAATCGCGGAAGCTGTGGAGGGTGGTGAGGCGTCAATCTCTGCATCAAAGACTGTTGTAGGAGCGCTTCCTTATATGGCTCCCGAAATGATTACCGATCCACGCAATGCCGACAAGCCTTCCGATGTATGGGCTGTTGGCGCAATGACCTATGAGCTCTTGGTGGGCGAACCTCCGTTTGGAGTTGGATTGACAGCCGTGCCAAGAATCCTTCAAGCTGAGCTACAGGTACCTTCGGATTTGTTTACTGGCAAAACTCAGTTTAAGACATTAGCAGATGAAGTCCACCAGCTTCTCGTCGCCTGCCTTAGTAAAGACCCAGCTGCCAGGCCGTCAGCGAAGCAATTAGCGGTTCGTTGTGAAGCTCTCTGTTATTCGGTTGACGAAAGACTTGAAGGGACCTGCTCAGCCATTAGACCCCCTGGGAACACTGGCTTTATCAGTCAGGACGGTGGAGGCGTTGTCTTTTTCCACCGACAAAGTGTGTATGGTCCAATGCCGTCCGAGGGTGACCGTGTCAGTTTTTCGTGCTTCCCAGGTTTTCCCTATCCTCGCGCTCATCCAGTTGTGCTCATCAAGCAGGGTTGAGTGGGAACTGGCATAGGCTGCCCCCCTTTTCGGCTTGCAAGTCAACTTAACCATTGCAACATGGACTATCTTGCTTTGCAGTCTTGGTGGAATTATTTATCGGCTGCTGCAATTGCCTCCGCCGTGTGCAACTTGCACAGTGTGCACGAGTCGGGTTCCTGCGGTGTCGAACTTGTCACTACGACGCTTCCGCAACTGGTGACAACTCCCTGCTGGATCAGCTGGCGACTTCCGCATTCGAACCTTTGCTGGTGTCCTCCCTCAATCGAGTGTGCCAAGGAGCAGCTGTTCGAGCGACTACCCGCCGTGCAGGCCACGGCGCTGCGGCTCACCATCCTCGAGGGGCTGTCCCTACGGGCCGCCGCGCCGCAGCTGCAGATCAGCCCGATGGCCGTGCAGCGGGCCCAGAAGAAGGCCCTGTCCGCACTGCGCCAGCAGCTGGTGGGAGCGGGCTGAGCTCCCTCAAGCCCGGCGGTGGGCCGGCTTGGCAATGGCCTGTGGAGAGCTGGCCGTGTCGCCTGCGGCCGCCCCGCCGAACCCAATGGCCCCACCACAACTGAGCAGCAACACCGCACCGATCCTGGCCCTGGTAGGCGCTGAGATCTTTTCGCTGATGGCCTTTGTGGGCGTCTGTGAGGCCCGCGCCACTGACATCGCCCTATGCGAAAGCCGCTGGTCGCTGGCCCTGCCCGCCATCGCCCTGGCCGGTCAGTCAGCGGCCACTTACTTCATGGACTCCGGCCGACCAGGGCCTCGGGGGCCTTCCGGGCCAGGCCCGGATAGCGGCGCTCCCCTGCGGGTCTTGCCACCGCGCAACCGGCTGGGCCAGTTCTGCAGCACCAGCACCGTCGACGAGGAGGATCTGGCCGCCTGAGTTGGTGTCTGCCTGGGCTTTGTGGCGCTGGCAAGAGCTGAGCAGCGCCGGCTCGCCTCCCGTCCCCGTGCCGGCTGCGCCGCAGCCATGAGCACCACCCGGCCGGTTCCCACCAGCCACTACGTCACCCATTTCGACCCGTCCAAGACCCATCACCGCGCCTGGCTGCAGGCCGTGCTCGATCGGCTGGTAGACCTCGATCCCGCAGCCCTGGCCGAGGGCAATGAACTGCGGGATGTCTGGAAGGCCGCGGTCGAAACCAAGGCACCAGAGCTGCAAGCACCCAAGGCGTGGACGGAAAAACCGCCCACGGTCACTGACCTCCCGCCGGCCGTTGCCGTGGCCCTCCCCCTGGTGAAGGATTTCGAGGGCTGCCGGCTCAGCGCCTACCCCGATCCCGAGAGCGGCAGCGAGCCCTGGACGATCGGCTGGGGCAGCACCAGTGATTGCGATGGGCGGCCCATCCGCGAGGGCGATCGGATTAATCAGGAGCAGGCTGATGGCCTGCTGCGCCAGCGGCTTCTGGACGACTGGCAGCGCCTACGGGACTGCATCCCGGTCTACAAGGCCCTCACGGTGAACCAGCAGGCGGCCTTGCTGTCGTTCACCTACAACTGCGGGCCCCGCTGGTTTGGCGCCAAGGGTTTTGACACCCTGAGCCAGGCCCTGCGCTCGGGAGCGCTGGAGACGGTGCAGGCCGCCTTGATGCTCTACGTGAACCCCGGCGGCCCTAGCGAGGCCGGGCTGCGGCGTCGGCGCAAGGCGGAAGCAGCACTCTGGAGCGCATCACCCGATCGGGGGAGCAAAGAATCACCCGAACGGGTGAGCAACAATCCATCGGAGGGGGGAGGCGTGTTCCGTCACCCCAACCCGCTGGTGGGTGTGCCCAGGTTTCAGCAGCGCGATTCGGCCCAGCTTGCCCAACGCGATCGCGTCTGCTTCTCCTCCAGCTGCGCCATGCTTCTGGAGGCCATCAAGCCCGGCACGCTCAAGGGGCCCAACGGCGACGACCAGTACCTGGCGGTGGTACAGCGCTTTGGTGACACCACCAACGCCAACGCTCAGATCCAGGCCCTCGCTCATTTCGGTGTCATCGCCCGGCTGGTGCAGGACGGCGACTTCCAGCTCCTCGAGCAGCAGATCGCCCGCGGCATCCCCGTTCCCTGCGGCTACATCCACCGCGGGCCGGTCGAACGGCCCACCGGGTCTGGACACTGGCTGATCGTTGTCGGCCACACCCCCACCCAGGTGGTGGTGAACGATCCCTGGGGAGAGCCCGACCTGATCCACGGCACCACCCTCAAGCCCAACGGCATGGGGTTGCGCTTCTCCCGCCTCAACTTCGGCAAGCGCTGGATGGTGGAGCCAATCGGCGGCGGCGCCTACCGCTATGCCCCCGGAAAGGGCTGGGCAGTGGTGGTGGACAGCATTCGCTGAGGGGTGCCTGAGAGCGATCGTCTGCGTCGTGGGGTCGGTGCCGCAGGCCCTTCCATGCTCCGCGCCTCGGCAAGGGTTTCACCAGCCAGCCGGGCTGGACGTTGGGCTCCGCTGCGCTCCGCCATTCGCTGGTGGCTGGCCCTTGCCTGTCGGCGCGGTTGCAGGGCGGGTCCTGCGTCACCCCTCCTGTGGCTGCTGCCGAGTCCCACCGTGCATCCCTGTCCTTCCCGTCGGACAACGGCAAAACCGGCCCGATCGCTGTCTCCAGCACCAGCCGGCAAACCTGTCCCTCCAGCTGCCCCCTGGCTGGCGATCAGGGCTGCTACGCCGAGGCTGGCTTCCACACCCGGCTGCACTGGGATCGGCTCAGCCGCGGCGAGAGCGGCTTTCCGGCAGCGGCCTTCCTTCGCCAGGTGATGGCGCTGCCGGCGGGCATCCTTTTCCGCCATTGCGTCGCCGGTGATCAGTGGCCTGATCCGGCCGATCCGCTGCGCATCGATCAGGCCCTGCTGCTCCAGCTGGCCAAGGCCACCAGGCATCTGCGGGCCGCCTGGTCGTTCACCCACTTCCCGATGGGCCCTGCCAATCAAGCCACCCTGCGGCTGGCAGCGGCCAAGGGGCTGGTGGTCAATGCCTCCACTGAGTCCCGCTCCAGGGCGGCGGCGTTGGTGCGTCAGGGCATCCCGGCGGTCTGCGTGGTGCCCTCCGATGCGCCGGCGGTATTCCGCCACGAGGGCGTGCGGTTCGTGGCCTGCCCCGCCAGCCGCCAGGGGAGAGCCGGCCGCAAGGTGCAGTGCATCAGCTGCGGCGGCCGCTTTGGTCTTCCCCTCTGCGCCCAGGCCGATCGCGGGTTCGTGATCACCTTTCCGGCCCATGGCGCCCGCGCCGCAGCAGCGGCGGCCCACTGCCGGTGAGGGGGCAGGGCCCGATGGGGCTTGCTCCGGGCCTCTCCAGTCTGGGGCCCTCCTGGCGTCGGGCCCCGGCTGGGATCGGTCCCGTCGCTGCGCCGCTCTCGGCGCCGATTGTCATGGCCATGCTCACTGCCAGCGCCTCGGCTGTTGCCCGCTCCCCGTTCTGCCGGCCCGAGGAGGATCCGTTTCTGCTGCTCGAGTCCACGCTGCGCTCGATGGAGGAGATCCTGCGGCGCAGCAGGGGGCTGCCGCTGCGCCGCACCTGGATCGAGCAGCCGTATGGAGAAGAGGAGATCACGCTGCTCGAGGAGGAGGTGATCCCGGCGATCCAGCAGTGCATCAAGCGAGTTGATGAGCTGGATGAGCGGCTGCTGGCCCAGCAGGAGCTGCTGCACCGCTGCCAGCTGGAGGCCGAGCGCGAGGCGCTGGCTAAGTTGCGGCTGCAGATGGCCTGATCCGCACGGGCCTGCCGGGAGCCCAGATCCCGGCTTTTCCTCCCGCCCAAGGGGATGGACTGGGGTGGGCCGGGCAGGCGCCTGGTCAGCACGCTTCATTCCTCCGCCTCACTGGCGCTCAGATCACCCCATCGCTGCTTGTTTCATCCAGAACGGCCAACAGCTGAGCCAGCACATCGCGAACCTCTGGCCCTTTGGTGGGATCCATCACCGCCGCGAATGTGCGTGCGGTCACCCGACTCTCGATCTCCTGCAGTGCATTCATGGTGTCCATCAACAGCTGGATGGAGATGTCGGCCGTGGACAGGGTCATGGCGATCGCGATAGCGGTTGAGTTCAGGATCCCAAGCACGCGGACGCGGCTCAAGAGTCCGGTCCGAGACATCCGACGCAGCTGAGTCCTTCTGCTCCGGTCCTTCCCCTTCTGCTGATCAGGTCCCCCGCGGCCAGAGCAGCCCAGTTGCGGGTCGCGTCACTCCGCCACCCGTTTCCCCACCGCCACCACCACCGCTGCCTCCGCCACCGGAGCCGGTAAGCAGGGGGCCCTGTTGCGGATGCTGGCGGGCGCCCATCGCACTCATCGGCGGGAAGTGGCGGATGAAGTCCGCCGAACCGGAGACCAGCTGCATCCCCCCCGGGGGCAGGCTGCTGACGAAGTGCAGCTCATTGCACTCCCGCCAGTGGCTCAGGGCCAGGGGCGAACTCCAGGGGCTGGGCTGGTTGTGGCTGGTGCCAATGGGCACCCACAGCCACACGTCCCGTTCGGTCGAGCGCTGGCCCAGCTGCAGCATCACCCCATCGGGGCGGGTCACCTTGCCGAAATGGGTGCTGGCGCCACGGATGCTGGTGGATCCGATGAACAGCGGAGCCGGCAGCTGGATCAGTGGCGGCGGGGAATCGAACTGGCCCTGGGCCTGGAGAACGAAGTCGTAGTGGCCCAGGGCGATGCCGCTGCGCAGCTGGTGGCCGTTGGCATGGATGCTGGAGCCGATGGCGGAGGGGAGGCCACCAAAGCGGTTGCCCGAATAGCCGTGCAGCACGACCTGCCCGTAGAACTGCTTGGTGGTGCGGGGGAAGACGGCAATCGAGTTCCAGCCCGTGGTGCCAGGGCTCTTGTAGAGGGCATGGCAGCTGTCGCGGTGAAGGTCGTCGTTGCCGCCGTGGGTCTTGAGGGCCCAGCAGAAGAACTCCTGTCCGGGGGCGGTGTCCTGGGCGATGAGCAGGATCGCGCCGATCGATGTGGCGCCTGTGATCGTGCTGTCGATGTAGGCCAGGCCGGTGCCGTAGCCGGTGGAGTTGCTGTAGGAGCCGTAGCCCCCGTTGCTGGTGTTGCTCGTGAAGGTGCTGGCCGGCGCGCTTCCGAAGACCGCGCTGCTGCTGGATTGGGTGTCGCCCTGGGCTGTGGTGCTCTCCGTCAAAAACCAGAGGTGGGCGGGTTCCACGGGATGGCCCAGCTGCCAGGTGTAGCCCCAGCGGTTGGCGGTGGCATCGGCGTGAGAGCGCACAACCGAGAGGGGCGTGCTGGCGTTGCCGGGCAGCGCGTTGATGAGGGCAGCGAAGGCGCGAAAGGCCCCGTCGATCTGCATGCCGACCCCTGCCGGGTCTTTGCTGGTCCACTTCCAGCTGCCGGGAGCAAAGGACTGGCAGAACACCTGATAGGTCATGGCGTCGGCGCCGCTGTTGGGGTGGGGTCTTTGGTGCGGAGCAGCAGGCCATGACCGCCGATCGCCAGCCACTCGCTGCCATCGGGCGGCTTGAAGTAGCTAATTGCCGCACTGCTGAGGTTCAGCGCCGCGAAATCCGGCGGCAGCAGCAGCGGTTCCCAGAACTGGGCCGGGACGTTGGCGCCCTCGTAGTAGCTCCAGTCGGTGGTGGCGAGCACCAGCTCGGCCGGCTGGCGGATCATCACCGGCGCCGTGATGCCATCGCGCAGCAGGGTGCGGGAGCCTGCGGGCTGGCCGGAGCGCACGTTCCAGCTCACCGCCCGCAGTGCATCGAAGGTGGTGGAGGGGGGAGAAGCAGCCAGGGTCCAGTGGCCGGACACCTGATCGCGGGCGATCAGCAGCGGCACCGCCTGCCTGTTCGTGAAGCGGTGCTGGCTGTAGGCGAACACGAAGTATTCGGCCCCCGGCGACAGCGACCAGCCCACCTGGGCCGTAAAAGGCAGGGGCGGGGTGCTCCAAGTGCCGCTGCTGGTACCCACCTCCGCTGAGGGGTACACCCAGCTCACCTGGTCATCGCCGCCAAGGTAGGGCTCCCGGTTGGCGATGCCGGGTTTGATCAACAGGGTGGTGCCGGTCAGGAACACCTCCAGCAGCAGCACCGCCGGATCACCACCAGGGGTGAGCTGCGACAGCGTTGCCTCGATGCGCCAGCCGCAGGGGTCCGTGGAGGTGGCAGTCGGGTTGGGGGCGGTGACCAGGCGCAGCTGGTGCTGGTTCACCTGGGCGTTGGCCGCGGCGATCCAGTTCTGCAGACAGCCGTTCACCTCGGTGGCCACCAAGGGCCAGGTGGTGTCGGTGCCCAGGCGGCTGATGTCGATCAGGGTGCGGCTCATCAGGGCTCAGGGGGCGAGCACGACGGCGGAGACGGTGAGGGCAATGGCGGCCTGGGCGGTGCCGGTGTTGCGCACCACCGCCCGCAGCAGCGGCGCCGCTGCTGCGGTTTCACTTGAGAAGTAAGTGCCCCCTGGCGGGGCGGTGACCGTGAGGGCGGCTGGGGTGGTAGCCAGATCGAGCAGCACCCCGCTCCCGGCGGCCGGGTCCTGGGTGATGGGCCTGCTGCCATCGGCCTCGCGGCCAGCAGCGGAGCTGTAGAAGCTCACCCAGGCCGGCGCGTCGGTGCTGACGGCCAGAAAGTGGCCCAGCCGTCCCAGCCCAGGCAGGTCGAGCAGGGCACTGGCCCCCGGCAGCAGGGGCGTGGTGGTGGCACTCACGCTCACCCGCTGACCGGGGACCTGGGTGCGCGGCAGCCAGTTGGCCATGGGCGTGCCCTCGGTTGGTTACGGCAGCACCTGAATGCGGCGGATCGCCCGCACCTGGGTGGCCGTGGCGATCGTCTTGCTCTCCGCCAGCTGGATGCCCATGTAGGTCGTGCGCTGATAGGCCGTGCCGCTGGCGGCCTGGGTGGAGGTCCAGTGGAAGAAGGGATCGTCGCCGTAGTTCTCATCGAAGTGCCGGAGCGTCTCCGCCCCGGCGGCGCGGAAGTCGAGAACGGAGGTGAGGGCTGGGTTGCTGTCGCTGTAGTTGCCGCCCTGGGGCACCGCATAGGGGTTGGCGCCGAATCCAGCACCCGAATAGGTGCCAGCAGCTGTCGCCTCCGGCTTGAAGGCACGCCAGAGGATGTCCCACTCCTGGGTGGCCGGTAGATACCAATCGTCGTAGCCGTTGATGGTGAGCGAGCGGCAGAACTGGGCGGCCGGATGGCTGCCGTTGTTCATCGCCTCGCTGTTCGCCCAGCCGTCGAACACGCTCGTGGTTCCCGTCGTGGACGTATTGGCGCTCTTCCAGGCCACGTTCAGCAGCGAGCCGGCAGTCTTGGGCGAAATGATCAGTGCATGGGTGGCCACACCATTGGCGGTATGGCTGATCAGGCCGGCATAGAAGCCGCCCTGGAAGGCGCTGCCGATGGCGGGCAGATCCGCGATGCGAATCGGGCCGAGCACATAGACGGTTCCCGTCGTCAGATCGAGGTAGAGATCGCCATCGACAGCACCCGGGATCGTTGGCGGTGGGGCGCCGGTGCCGGTGAACCAGCCGCTGCCGCGGGGGCCGATCAGCCCATCGGCGCCAGCCGGACCCTGAATGCCCTGGGGGCCTTGCGGGCCAGCTGGTCCTTGGGAGCCGGCGGCGCCGGTCGGGCCGGCCACGCCGGCTGGTCCCTGGGGACCCTGGATCGAGCCGCCGTTCACCCAGCTGTTGCTGCCGCTGTCCCACACCCGCAGCGAGTCATCGGCCTGCACCAGGTAGGCATCGCCCTGGGCGGCGCCTGTGGGCAAGGCGGCGAGAGTGGCGACCTGGCCCTTGAAGTTGATACCGATCCCCGCCGGACCCTGGATGCCCTGGGGGCCGGTCGGGCCCGCGGGGCCAGATGATCCGGCAGGGCCTTGCGTCCCCTGCAATCCGGCGGGCCCCTGGGGGCCCTGGGGACCTGACGGGCCCTGGACGCCCTGCACACCGGGCGAGCCCTGGGGACCGGCGGGCCCCTCAGGACCGCGGATCGAACCGGAGGTTTTCCAGGAACCCATGGCAGAAGCAGTGCGCGCCGGGCCTTGCAGCCGAGCAGGTCACTGCCTATTGCCATGGATCGAGTCCTTCCCCGTCTGCCCCCCTTTGGGGCTCAGATCACCATCTGCCGCAGGCTCACCGCCGAGGTGTTGAGCAGCATGTAGATATAAACAATCTCGCTATTCCCATCGCGGAAGGACACATCAAAGGCCGTGTCGCCCACCACCGCCGCGCCTTGCGGGTAGAGCATGGTCGTCCAGCCGTCCATGGCGGACTGGGCGAAGTCGTAGCGGAACCAGCGGCTGGTGGCGTCCTTCTGCAGATAGAGGAAATCGCCGTTGTAGGCCAGCTTGGTGCCCGCCGAGAAGGTCTCCGTCGCCGGGGCATAGGGCAGGGCGTTCTCCCAGGTGTTGGCGGCGATGTCATACCGATCGAGCACCGCAGAGCCGCCGCCGCGGAAGGAATAGAGGTAGCGGCCATTGCGGATGCTGTTCTCGCTGCTCCAGTCGCTCGCACTCACCGAATGGATCCAGTGGCCCGAAAGTCCTGCCCCCGGCGCTGCAGCGCGGGCAGTTGTGGGGGAGAGGGTGGACCAGCTGTTGGCGCTGATGCTGTAGCGGTACAGCGCGACGGCGTTGTTGCCGATGAAGTACAGCGCATCGTCGTTGCCCTCCAGGCTGTACTGGCTGGTGGCATCGGGAGCGGTGCTCCAGGCGCTGCTCAGCGTGAGGGTGGTGGCTGTGTTGCTCGCCACGGTGCGGATCTGACCGGCGCCGGTGCCGGCGGTGATGCGGAGCTGGCTGTTGGCCCACTGGTTGGTGGCCCAGCCCTTGGCGGTGTTGATGAGGGTGGTTGTGTTCCCAGCGGTGGCAGTGCCTGAGGCGAAGGAACGGAAGCCGTTGTCGATCCAGGCGGGGGTGGACATCAGCCGGCCATCGGTGCCGATCGTGGCCGGCAGGCCGCCGTGGGCCAGGGTGATCCAGCTGTTGGTCGCGAAGTCGTACCGCCGGAACGAGCCGGCAGCGAGGGTGCCGGCCCCGAGCACAAAGAAGGTGGGGGTGAGCAGGCGGTACTGGCTGGTGGCATCAAAGGCCGTTGCCTCCGCCTCCGTGAAGGTAAGCACCGCATTGGCGCCGAGGGTGTTGGCGGCGATGGTCTTGAGCCGGCCGGCGTTGCTGCCGCCCACGATCAAGACGCTGTAGCCCCGCAGGTCCCGCTGCAGGTTTTGATTGGTAGTGAGGCTGGTGGTGGTGCCGGCGGTTGCGGTGAGGCTGGAGGCTGCAGCAGTCGCCCCGGTGGAAAAGGAGCCCGCAGTGCCGCAGGCACCAGCACCAAAGGTTCCTGCCAGGGCGGGGGAGGGAATCTGTATCCAGCCGTCCTCCGCTGGGTTGTAGAGGAAGGCAGCGGTGTTCGATTGCACCAGCAGCTGCTGCTGGCGGTAATGGCGGCTGGAGACGATGAAGTGGCCGGCGGCGGTGGCGGCTGGGGCGGGGGTGCAGAACTCCCAGCGCTTGAGATCGAGGATCTTGCGGTTGCCGTTGCTGATGGGCATCTCAATTCACCTCAGCTCACGGTGATGTTGCGCCGCAGGGAATCGGCCGAAAGGTGCATCAGGGCAGGGATCTGATCATTGGCGCCGTAGCCGCCCACCTGGCTCTGGTTGGTGAGGGTGGAGCAGGTGGTCAGGGTCGTCAGGGTGGTGACGTTCCAGGTACCGGATTGGGTGGCGGCAACCGTCGCTGGGGCCGCGTCGAGGCTCACGCGCATGCGGCCAGCCGCATCGGGCGTGATCAGACCGATGGTGCGGGTGAGGGCAGCGACCGCCAGCCGCAGCGACTGGAGGGTCGATTCCAGCGCGAGATCGTCAAAGGCATTGCGCAGGGCCATCAGTTCACCCCGTCCTCGATGTAGAGGGTGAGGGCACCGCCGCTGGTGTCCCACCACTGGTAACGGGAGGCGCCCGCCAGCTGCTCGGCCGTCGGTGCACTGTCCTGAATGAAGAGGAGATCAGCGCTGGCGGGGGGCGTCGCCCATTCGCTGTCGAAGTCCGCGGCGCTGCGCTTGCGCAGGGTCTGGCCGGCACTGCCCCCGGCCGGGACGCCGGCGCCCTGGGGTCCCGGCGGTCCAGCCTGGCCTGGGGGCCCGAGCAGAGAGGCCAGTTGCGTCCAGAACAGGGCCACGGCGGCGGGAAGCGGCGATCACTGTCTCTTGCCATGGCCGGAGCCGGGGTCGTCATCGGCCAGCAGCTCCCCGAGGCGGCGGGCGATCAACAGCAGCTCCTGCTGCCGCCGCAGCTGCCGCTCACCCGCGGCGGCCGAGCGTTGGTCGTAGAGGCTCAGCAGCAGGCCGCGATGGCGGCTGGTGGTGCCGCAGCCCACCGGACAGAGCAGCGCGGCGCTCGCCGTTGCCCCCCCGGATGCACCGGAATCGTGAGGGAGGGGCAGGGCTTCTGGCTGCTCGCTGGCGCAGAGGCCCAGGGCGAGATGGCCCAGGGCCGCAGCCATCTCCACCCCCAGCAGCAGCGGCTGATCGGCGGAGAGCTCCAGCTGGCCGGCCCGCCCCGCAACGACCAGCACGGTGGCGCTGCTGCTTCCATCCCACTGGAGCAGCACCAGGGTGTGGAGGCCATCGCCGCTGCTGTCGATCGCCGTGCGCAGCAGCGCTTGCACCTGGCCCTGATGGGCCGCCACCTGCTCCTGCAGGGTCGGGGCCGGGGTGGTGCTCATCCGTTTGGCCAGCTCCGGCTGCAGGGTGATCAGCAGCCAGGCGGTGTACAGCACCAGGCCGAGCAGCACGATGCGCGAGAGCCGGTAGAGCAGCTGCCAGGGGCTGCGGGCATCAAGCACGTCCCCGACGGCTTTCTGCAGGGCATCGCTGGTGGCGCGGGTGAACACCTCCACCCGCTCGGCCAGCCCTTTGTTCAGCTCAGGCACAGCGATCAGGCGGAGAGTTCGTAGACCTGCCCCGTGAGCCGGTCGAGGTAGAAGTCACCCACCGCCGGCGGCGGCTCCAAGGTCGTCGGCGGGGCCCCGTTGCCGGAGTACCAGCGGGTGGCGCGGCTGCCGACGCCTGATTCCTGCACCACCGCCAGGGCCGGCTCGCCACTGCTGGGATCTGGAAGGAAGCCCAGGCCACCGTTGGGGTGGAGGCGCAGGCGCCAGACCACTGCATGGCGGCCGTCGTAGGGCTCACCGGTGATGCCGCTGCTGGGGATCAGGGGCTGGATGGTGCCGCTGCTGCTGGCGCCACCGCCATCACGGTTGTTCAACAGCTGTTGGGGCGGCACGGGGCAGCCCACCAGGGCGACAGACAGAGAGGCGATCAGCATCCCCAGCTGCACCTGGACCGTGACATCGGCTCGTTGGGCGTAGACGTGCCGCAGCCGCGGTGCGGTGCGGGAGGTGACCGGCCAGGGCAGCAGATCGCTGCTGCCATCCCCCCAGGTGACTGAGATGGGAGAGGTGATGCTCTGGCGGGGGTTGATCAGCAGCTCGATCGCCACCGAGGCGATCGGTTCATTCCAGCGGCGATCGGCCGGCAGCCAGAACAGCTCCAGGTCGTTCGCCGGCACCGGGCCCTTGCGGTAACCGAGTTCTTCCCAACGGCCGAACTCCATCGGCAGCACCCACTGCTCGGTGCCGGGGCAGCCGAGGGGAGGGAGCAGCCGCACCCGTACCCCGCCCACCGTGGCTGGTTGCTCGGGCAGGGGGTAGGGCATGGCGAGGGGATCAGATCAACGGGTCGGAGAAGAGGTCATCGGGCAGGGCGCTCAGCGCGTCGCCCCCGTCTGTGGTGGAGTCATCGCGAGGCGTGGTGCCTGCCTCCTCTGGAGCCTCAGGGGCTGCCGGGTGCTCGGAGTCGGCCGCGTCCGCCTCAGGGGTCGTCCCGGTTTCTTCCGGGTGGGCCTCACCCCCGGCGGGTGGCTGTTCCGGCTCCTCCTTGCGGCGCCGGCCGCGCCGGCCGCGGGTTGATGCAGGTTTTGCATCGTCCGGCTCCAGCAGCTGGCTTCCATCTGCGGCGATGGGAGCCGGCGGTTCTGCTGCGGCGACCCCAATCGTTGGGGCTCCGGCTGTTGCCTCAGCCCCGGCCACACGCCAGCCGAGCCCCAGCCAGCCGGGCAGATGCACCGGCCAGACGTAGCGCTCCTGGCTGCCTTGCCGGATGCGCAGCATCCCGGCCGGAAGAGGTCCCTGGACAGCGATTCCGGCCATGGGGGAGTGGTTCATGGTCAGGCCGGCAGCGTGGCGGTCAGGCCGACGACCATCCCCTCGGGCGTGGAAGGGGTAACGACAGCTTTCGCGAAGCAGAGCGCCGGTAGGTCGGCGTTATCGGCATCGACGGCATCCAGCAGAATGTCGTGGCCGCTGATGTAGGCCTCCACCCGACCGCCTTCCGCTGGCACGGCAACGGTGGCCACCGGGATGAAGGTGCCGCGGGTGCCGTCGCGCAGCTGGGGCGCCAGGTGCAGCACCACCGTCACCGCAGCGCTGTGGCCCGGGTGGGACACCAGCAGGGAGAACTGGGCGGTGGCATCGAGCTTGGTGTTGAGTTTCACCACCTCACCGCTGGTGAATACCTTCTCGGTGTCACGGGTGGCGGAGCGGTTGGTCCAGCCCACCAGCACGGTGGCGGCATCGAGGAGGGGATTGGCCTTGAGGGGAGTCATCGGTCGGTCTCCAAGGAAGGGGTACGGAGTGGCGGTCAGGAAATGGGTGCGATGCTGTGCAGCCGGCCGGCGGCGCGGGGGTGCATGACGCCAAAGCCCACGTACCAATCGATCCGGGTACGGAAGACAGGGGCATCGGGGACTTCACCGAGGTCGCGCACGGAGATGCCGTAGCGGCCCTGGAACGGTCCCTGCAGTCCGGTGACGGCCTGGTCGCCAAAGGTGCAGCAGTAGATGGAGCTGGTGCCGCCCGCTTCCCCGTACCCGAGGACTTCGAGGCCCTGGGCGTCGCGGTCAACCGTGAGGATCTGGCACTCCTGGTAGTGATGCACCATCACGCCCAGGTTGTTGGTGGAGACGTTGTAGACGCCTTGGCCGACGGTGGCGCGGGCGAGGGCATTGAGCTGGCGGCGCATCGCCTTGCTCATCACCAAGTACTTCTTGCCGCCGTAGGAATTGACCGAGTCGATCAGCTCATCGAGCTTGTCGAAATCGAGCGCCCCGCCACCGTTGTTCAGCGCCATCTCGCTGCCGGGCATCAGGCGCTTGGCCAGGCCATCAAAGCCCCGGCCCTGACTGGCGGTGGCGTCGCCATTGATCAAGGCGGCCTCCAGCGTTAGCCGCATCGAGCGGACCTTCATCTCGGTCTGAGCAGCACGGGCCTCCGGGCCCTGCAGGTCAACGATCGAGCGGTCCACATCCACGTCACCCCCGAAGAGGTGCACGGCCTCTGACTGGGGATCGACGACGCCGTAGCTCTGCTTGTAGCCCTCGTTCACGGCCCGGAAGCCCACCGAGGGGAGCTCCTTCTCGACGGAATAGAAGAGGCCGCCGCCGGCGATGTTCATGAACGGCAGCCAGCTGAGCAGTTCGCCCTCAGCGAAGGTCTTGATCACCGCCAGGTGCTCCAGGCGGGTCTCGTACTTGGCTGCCTCGATCAGGGTGAGGCCCATCGGTGCTGCACTCCCGGGGCCCGGCCCCAGATCACGTCACCGGCTATTGCCATGCGGGTGAGCAACTCAGCGGTTGTGCGACCACCGGCTCTCGATGGGGCTCCGCTCCGGCCCTCCTCATGGTCGGGGGGCGCCTCAAGGGTGATACGAGCCCGCCGGTGTGGACGTTGGCTGCGCTGCGCTCCGCATCCCAGTTGTGGACGGGCCCTTGACCCGCCCCCCGCCGGCTGAGGGGTCCTACGCGGAGCCCTCCCATGGCCTCTCTTTCCCGCAAGATCCAGCTGCAGCAGTTCTCCTGGCAGGTGCTGGAAGATCTGGCGTTCTGCAGCGCGCGCTGGCCACGGCTTGCTGAGCTGGCGGCCCAGGTGCTGTTCGAGCAGCAGGCAGCTGCCCCGGCCATGCGGGTTGATCCAGCGATCGAGGCGCTCATTCCCTTCTGAGGCCAGCAGCCGGGCGGGGCTCCCCAGGGGGCCTCTTTTTTTGGTCGCTGCAGCCATGGACGACGGCACGGCTGAGGCAGGGTGCTGATCCGCCGGGTCACACGAGCCCACTGGCAGAGGGATTCAGCACGAGCGGGATCGGGAGGATCACGGTCGGCGAGGGCCTGAGCACCGCTGCCCCAGCCCGCCCCAGGCGGCAAGGATCAGGCCGGGCCGCTGCGCGGTCCTTGCCTCCAGGGGCAAGCCGGGGCTGATCGCGGACGTCCCTCGCCTTCCTTGTGATGGCCTCCTTCTCTCCCCGCTGCGAAATCCGCCAGCTGGCGGTGTTCGTCTATCCCGGTGGGATCAAGGCCGCCGATGCCGAGCGCATCACGGTCTTCTATGGCCGCCGCGGCAAGCCGGTCAAAAAGCCCCGCTTCATCCCGGCTGAGCGCGCTCACTTCTGGGCCCGCAAGCTCCAGGCCCGGCGCCTCGGCACCGTGGCGGTGCTCTGAGCCTCGGGGCCTGCGGGCCCCTGGCAGCGCCCCGGCGGGTGAGCGCTCGCCGGGGCCAGCCTGCTGCTGGCCCACAGCAGCAGGCTGGCGACCACACAATGCCCCCAGCAGACCTCGCCCCCTCATGAACCAGCAGAGCCGCCGACCGCCCCTGCTCAACCGCATCGCCCGCGTGCTGCTTTGCCTGGTGTTCGTGAATGCCGTGATCGGCAAGCTGACGGGCTTTGCCGGTGTGGCAGGCGCCATCGCCGCCAAGGGACTGCCGCTGGCGCCGCTGCTGCTGGTGGCGGCCATGGTCCTGATGGCGGTGGGCTCAGCCCTGGTGATCAGCGGCTGGAGGGCACGGCTGGGTGTGGTGTTGCTGCTGCTGTTCCTGATTCCCACGACGCTGATCTTCCACGGGGATGTGGCGGACAAGATGGAGCGAATTCAGCTGTTCAAGAACCTGGCGATCATCGGCGGCCTGCTGCTGGTAGCCGATCAGGACAGCAGAGGCTGAGAGGGGGATTGCCCAGAACCTGAGAAATTTTCGAGGCAGTCGGCGCGTGTTTTTAGTTTTTTGGGGTATACCCCCCTTGGATCAACATTCATTTTCTCCCGTGATTGGTTCTCGGGGTTGGTGGTGATTGGTTGATCGGTGCGTGGATCCGTTGATTGGGTGAGTGTGATCCTCGACCTCGTCGCTGCTGAGTGGCAGTTGGTGAACGGACGGAGGATCGCTCCAGCGAGTCCATCCGGCGCGCGAGCGCCTTGGCCCAGCGGCGGCCGGGGTCGCCGCCCCAGCCATCCCAGGCCTGACGGCCCTTGCCGTAGGTCTCCCAGCTGGAGCCCTGCTTGTCGACTTCGTGACGGGCGAAGTAGCTCACCATCCGATCGATCGTCTGGGGGGAGAGCTCCTGCCGGTGGAGCAACTGCCGGGCGCGGGCCAGCCCCACCGGGGTCATGCCGCGGTTCGAAGGGGGTTGCTGCGCCCGGCGCTCCAGGGCACGACGGGCGGCAGCGGCCACAGGGGCTGGCGGCCGAAAGGAGAGTCCGGCGTAGAAGCTGCGCGGCCGACGTGCCATCAGGGTGCCTGGTGTCTCAGCGACGAGCACCGCGGCCGTTGACCGCGAACGAGGCCCGGTAGAGCTCTGACGCCGACATCGCCTGGGGGTTGATCGGTTCGCCGTTGCTGCCGATACCCGACACCGTCAGCCCACCAGCGGCCTGCATGCCGGCCGGGCCCCGCTGCTGGAAGAGGAAGCCGTAGACGGGATGCACGCGCATCTGATCGAGGAACTCGGTCGTGGTCATCGGCCGGCCGTCATCACCCAGCAGGGGTTTGCCCTGCCCGTCGAGGGGTTCGAGCACGTCCTTGCCATCGCCGCCGGTGCTGAGGCGGAAGCAGGTGCCCAGCTGCCCCTTGAAGATGTCGAAGAACGTGCCCCTGGCGTCACCACCGGTGCGGCCCTCGGCCTGGGAGAAGGCACGCTCCAGAAGACGATCCTTGCGGAGCTGCAGCACCTGCTGTTTGGCTTCATCACGCTCGGCAGCCACTGCTGCCACCTTCTGGGCGGAAGCCTCCTCCATCTGCCGTTCGCGCAGCTCCATCTGCTGCTCGAGGATCTGCTTCTGGCGTTCGGCCTCCTGCAGGCGGGCGTACTCCTCGGGGTTGATCTCCGAGAAGCGGTTCAGCTGCTGCCGCAGGGTGCGGATCTCTTTTTCGAGCTGGTTGCTCTTGCGCCGTTCGGCCCGCAGGGGATCGGAGAGGCGGTTGTCGTCCAGCGGGGGAGCACCGGCCTCGGATGCTGCAGCGCCGAAGCTGTCGCCGCCGCTGGCGGTTGAACCGGCCTGGCTGCCGGCGCCGTTGGGGTCGCCCGTGGGGCCACCGGCTGCCGTGGATTCACCGGGCTGGCCGGTGGCGGCGTAGTTGTCGTCAGCGCCCTGGCCGCTGGCGGCGGCAGTGCTGGAGGTGGAGGAAGCAGTGGCAGTGGCCATGACCCATCGCGGCTGTCGTGGAGTGAGCACCCCATCCGGGCTGTGCTCACGACCTATTGCCACGCTGGTGTGAGCTACAGATCCGGTTCCGGAGACGCGCTGGCTGCTGCCCGGCGCCGCGGCAGGAATAACCAGCCGCCGGCGGGCAGCGGCGTAGAAGGTCGATACAGCGGCACCAGCAGCGGCTCTCCTGCCAGCAGGATGTCGGAAGGCCTGATCGCAAACAGATTCAGCACCTCCCCCAGCGGCAACGGGGCATCGCCGGGCCACTCCCGGTAGTCGGCGTAGGTGGGGTTGAGCTTGCGCAGTGTCGATCGGGTCGTCCCGTACATCTGGGCCACCAAGGTGAGGGTGTCGCCTGCGGCGACGGTGTGGCCCTCGGGACGCAGCAGCCAGGCGTTCTCGGGCTGATCCCGCAGCCAGCTGACGGTGGTGCCATGCAGCTGGGCCAGGCTGTTCAGCGTGTCGCCCGCAGCGGTCGTGATCACGGTGTTGGCGCTGATGTCGCTGTTCAGCGAGCGAAGCGTCTCGGGTGTGGTGCCGTAGCGCTCAGCGAGCGAGAGAAGGGTGTCGCCGGCTTGCACCAGGGCGATGCGGTTGGGCTTGAGCACCAGCTCCAGCCGCTCACCCAGCAGCGGCTGCGTCAGCGACCCGATGCCGCCAGCCCCGAAGGGTCCCGCGAACTCGGTCACGGTGAGACCGGCCAGCTGGCCCCGGCCGGTTGGCGGCAGCACCCCGGGAGATTGCAGCGCAGCCAGGGAGCCCAGCCAGATGGCGCCCTGGGCAGGCGCCTCACAGCAGCGGCCATCCGCCAGGGGCGGCCGGAAACCGACCTCGCTCCAGGCGATACCGGCCGTCAGCCAGTCCCAGGGATTGCTGGGCTGGGCGTCGAGCAAGGTCGAGCGGCAGAGATAGCCCGAGTAGAGGAAGTCACCGCTGTCGATGCCAAGGCCGCTGCTGCTCTCGCCCACCATGCGCCCGCGCTTGAGGAAGGCCTCGCAGACCATCCGGCCCAGGCGCGGCGAATCAAAACGCCCAGGCAGCTGGTGGATGGTGAGGAGCAGCCGGGCATTCGCGTAGGGCTGCAGCACCGACGGGGGCAAAGCCGCAGGGCCAGGGGTGAGCGTCATGGCTCAGCCCCGCGCCAGCACCGTGGTGAAGGCGCTGCCATGGTTGCCCAGCTGTGGGTCGCGGCTCCAGCTCTCCAGGGTCGGCAGGAGCAGCAGCAGGGCCCGGGCATGGCTCCCCCGCTGGCGCCGCAGGGCTGCCTCGATCGAGAGCCCACTGCCGTAACGGGTGATCGTCTCCTCCCGCAGCAGTTCGGTGTCGAACTCGATCACGTCTGCCTTCTTGACCGGCAGCGTCCCGTCCTCCGGGAGGGCGTCGGGGCTGGCGGCCTTGCGGCGGGTCTCGATCGGCGCCTGCAGCTGATCCGGGGTCAGCCCCGCAAGCTCGGTGTCGATGGCAGCGATCGCATCCAGTTCCCGCCGGGCGGTGGGGATGGCGTCGGGGTAGAGCTGCTCCAGCTCCGCCATCGCGTCGTTGATGGCGCGGATGGCCGGCAGGCGGGCCGGGATCGAGAGGGCAACGCGGATGCCCTCCAGGTCAGCAGCTCGCCAGCGGTAAGCGGATTCAGTGGGGGTCTGGCTCATGCGGCTGCAGACGCGGCTGACTCCTCTTGCCTGAGGGGCACCGACGCCGAGTCCTCCCCAGCCTTGGTTGCCGGGCTGTCATCCAGCGTCGGGCTGCTGATCGCATTGGCTGTCGCCAGGGCCAGCTGGTGGCGGAGCTCCTCCCGGCTAATCACCCCCTTGTCAAAGAGCTCGATCCACTCCTTCACCTGCGGCTGGGGCTGGATCGGTGGGGTGAGCGGGCTGACCGTCACCTGCAGCCCGGCACCGGGGTCGAGGGGCTCACCGGTGAGGGCACACCAGTGCTGCAGGAGGGTCGAGAACAGCGACGCCTTCTGGATCGCCATCGCCTGCAGCAGGGCATAGCTCTGGGAGGCCGTGAGGCTGATCTCCATCTCGGTGCGGGCCGCACCGCGGTTCTGAGATGGGATCAGCGCATCGCGGCGCATGGTGTCATCGAGGATCTGCAGCCAGGCCCGGTGCTCGGCCAGCGATCGAGCCCGGATCTCCACGAACTCAAAGGACGCATCGGCCGGCAGATCCATGCAGGTGTTGGGGCCCAGCACCACTGGGCCGGCCTGGCTGTTGCCCATGGCATCCACCATCCCCTTCCTGACGCCAACGGGAAGAGCTGTGCGGCTCAGCAGCTCCTCGTACTCGCTCTTGCAGCGGAAGTGGTTGAGGTACTGATGCGCCAGGCCCAGGTGGGGCAAGTCGCCCTCACCGAAGGCCGAGCCATCGGAGGTGTACCAGCAGGCCGGTAGCCGGTGGATGCCATCAAACGTGGTGACCACCGGCTCATCGCAACGCCAGCCGCTGGTGGCCTGGGGGTCGGCGCAGACCGGGTGGTGGGCCAGCTGCAGACCCGGGATCGCATCTCCGGCCGTGAGCAGCTGCAGGCTGCGGTAGTGCCAGCGGTCTGGGGCATCGGCATCACCCAGCAGGGCCTGGATCTGCTCAGTGACAGCGCCCTCGCTGCCGGGGGCCTCAGTGCTGATCGGCAGGTTCACCGGTTCCCGCCAGATAATCAGCCCCGGCAGGCCGTACGACACCGGCAGCTCCCAGTTCAGGCAGTTAGCCCTGGGCACCAGCTGCAGGCGGGGCAGCGAAAGGCGGTCGCCACAGCGGAGGGCCTCCTGCCGGTCGCCCTCGCTGGGCCAGCTGTGCTCAGGCGGCAGCACCAGCACCAGGGCCGCGCCATCGCGCAGCACCAGCAGGTCAGCAGCGGCGAGGAACACGCCCAGGTCCGTGCCCCGGCCATCGACGTCGGTGAGCACTGAAGCCAGGCTTGCCGGGAGGCTGATCCAGCTGCCTCGGCTGAGCATGCCGGCGTAAGTGCGTAGGGCATCACGGAAGAAGCCCGAGGGGCGGGCGGCGTCGAGGCGCTTGCGGTAGGCCGTCTCCGGCTCCCGTTCGCCCTTGGGCAGGTAGTGCTCCTTGCGGCTGCTGCCGTCAGGGGCTGCCAGCAGGGCCCAACAGTCGGCGGTGATCTGTAGGGAGGGCTGCAGGGCGGTCAGGGTGGGGTGTGCTTGCCAGGGGGGAGAGATCCTGGCTACATGCGAGATGGTGTTTTGGGGCACTGTGGCGATATTGCGCTGGGGGGTGCAAACTTTTGCCAACGGATGCTCGTGCCCTGTCGGGGATCAGCACGAACCAGCTGAGCAGTGGCCAGATAAGTGGAGCAGACGCCTAGGCATTGTTTCACCGCTTGAACTTTTGGTTCACGGACCTGAGAACCATTGCTACAGATAGCGAGGTCTGCTAATAAAGCCGTGCCTGCATTGGGGTCAAACCAGGTAGCGCATGCTTGCGCAAAACGCTTCTCGGAAGGGAGCGGCAGAGCACTTGTGGCTTACAGAAGCATCAAACGAATAGCTTGCGACAGCTGGCTATTGAGCATGTCTATTCCTGGACGAAACAAATGGGCATCAACCTCGCATCCGCTTGCGCCACTCTCATTGCTGGGTTTGCTGGCTTCTCATTCATTCATCCAGCATTGCCGCAACCATCTCCGAAAAAACCAGATTGGGGCAAGCCAGCCGACCCTCCAAAGCAGCCGGCTCATAATTTCACAAACAGCACGATAATCACATACAAGGATAAGCGAGACAAGCTAGAGCTAGAAAAACTTCGAGCCGAAATTGATAAGCTAGAGTACGATAGAGGCACGGGCCGATACACGCTGTTTCTTCAGTTCGGCACATTGTTCTCTGCTCTTTTGGCGGCAGCGATTTCAGCCTGGAGTGCTACACGTGCCCAACGCCTTCAGATTGCAAGTCAGAACCAGCAACGATTGCAAAGCAGGCAAGAACGAATTTCGCATTTATTGCAGCAGTTTGGCAGCGAGAATCCCAGGAGCCGAGTAGCCGCTGCCCGTGCAATCGGAGAGTATCCGGAATCGACAACTTTCCTGGTCGACGCTCTTCAGTCAGAGTCCGATAATCAAGTCGTTGACACAATAATAGCTAGCTTGAAGACCACTGGGGGCGCAACACTTAAGACACTCCGCGATGCCACGATTGCTATTCGCAGGCAAGAAATCTTGCTGATAGCAAAACTAATAACAATCAACGAGCCAATCGACAATATCGCCACAGTAATCGGTTTAAATATTCAAGGTGTAAAAGAAATCCTGGCCTCTGAGGATGCAGTTGAAATACAGTTGGGTGAATCCAAGAGGAAATCAGCAGTTGCCATTGTCTACCCATCTGCCGATAGCTGTGAATCGCGATCAAGCCTCCTACAACTGCTTTGGAGACTTCAAGAGTCTCATGCAATAGTTCGTAGAGCTATTGAGGAGGTTGCTTCTCATTTAGATGCAGGCTTTCCTGGTGACTTAAGAAATGCTAACCTTCGGTTTATAAATCTTAGCAGGCTCAACCTTGAGCAATGGGTATTTGACAATGCTGATCTGACAATGAGCAATCTTAGTGATTCCACTTTTGACGGGTCCTCATTCAGAAGAACACACATGACAAAGGCTGTATTGCAAAGGTCATCGTTCAAAAATTGTGATTTCTCCTCGGCAGATCTTGGCGATTCAAATTTTAAAATGGCAAAACTCCACGACGCTATTTTTGACGACAGCTCATGCAAAGCTGCAAAGTTTAGTGGAGCAAAACTAACTCGTACTAGCTTCCGTGGCACACAACTGCATGCAGCGAAGTTTATCAATGTATTTGCAAAAAATGTGGTCTTTGACGGCGCCGAATTATTTCGCTGTAACTTTTCAAGCTCCCTCATCGGCAATAGTTCATTTAGGGGCTCAAACTTGAGCGGAGCTCAGCTGAATGGCGTAAAAGCAATTGGAGCAGACTTTACTAATGCTATTCTGTCTGGTACATCAATTAAGGGATCATCCTTGCAAGGTGCATTGTTCGCCGGTGCGAAATTGCAATCCCTTAAAGAAGTTGGCGGAACTGATTTCTCGGGTGCCAGTTTCCTTGGCGCATCTTTCGAGAATTCTGAATGGTTAGAGCGCCATGTAGCAAGTTTATGCGACATAGAATGAGCAATTAGTTGAATGAACTTTCATGAACATGCTGCTCGAAAAGCCCATGATCATTGCGCACTCAGACGGTTCCGATGTTAAACCAATGGTACTAATGGTAATTTTTGCATGCGTGCCGGTGAACGACGCGCAGGGTGCTGCCAAGCTTCTTTGCTTTCACACAAACAACTTCTAGAGATACATACTCATATGGCACTGCTTATTCCAGGCATCCAGGCTGTATTAGAGTTGAAGCGAACTCATGAAAGAACTTTTGCAATAGAGCCAAGAGAAGATGAACCGTTTGTTCTTTATTTAAAGCTCACCCCAACTCAAACTCTCTCTATCATTAACGGTGCCCCCATTGGACTTGTTATAGGATGTCCTGCAGTTGAACCAAATACACTATCTTTCACGTTGCACGATGTGGTCGGCACACCCTTCTTTATTTCTAAAACGTGGAATTCTAACTCCAAGAATAGTCAGCTTAGTGAAGCTGCTTTAGGCCTGCCGCCCATGTTTGAGCAACTCGCGCAGGCCTCCCAGATCCAAGTTGGTTTGTTTGATTGGAACATAAAATGTGTATATACTGAAATTGTTCAGATCTTGAAGCCCAAACAATCTGTAGAAGAGTGGATTGATAAGTGCTTATCGACTAATTTCAGTCATATTCCAAAAAATCAAGTACTAGAATATGGTTACTCACTAGAGCTTGGCCCTTTGTCCCAAAAATCCGTAACAACCTATAAAAATTATAATCTCATCGATAAGCTAGGAGATAAGCCTTACGTATTAACGACGAATAAGTACACTGATCATTTGTCTGTTACTAGATATCTTGAGGAAGGTAAGCATGGTTATTATCAAGAACACGTACTAACCACTATAATTACTAGATACTTTCAATCTGGTGGTAATCTATTTATCTCTCCTCGAACTCGAACTAACATAGAGCTCGCTGACTTTGTGATTGCGGACCATGGCACAATTGTCTTGATTGAATCGAAGGCATCCAGGCCATACGAGGGTACCCCTCGAAAGCCGCGTACTGTTGAAAGCTCATTTACGCGCCTGATTTCCAAGGCTTTTGAACAACTGCATAGAGCAAAGGAAGTCGTCGCTCAGAACCCTGCTTTTGTCGAAGATATAAAGTTACGCGAATACTGCGAGAGCTTTACGAATGTCATTTGCATATGTATTGTCGATGACGCGTGGATGATTAATGCTAGGATGCTCGAAGAATCTTTAAACATAGGCGGAAAAGAAATGAAAGGCATAGGAGTATATATCCTTGAAATCGAGGACTTTTTCGGCCTGCTTGCGAACTCACCTTCTACAGAGTCTCTGATTAAATTCTTGTTGCAGTTGTCCATGCGTCCACCGAGCAACGGATCTGTTCCCCTTTTTAATATTGGGTTTTGAAGTATATTCCCTTTTTGAGGGCGCTAAGGATATGCATCAGTTCAATGCAGCAATTCAAATAAGCATTTATTTGAGAGCTGTAGGTGCATTGCAGCCTTTCTTTCAGGTTTGGGTTTGATAGGCCAATCAGGAGCAGTTTTTTTCAATCAGGAATAGCCCGAAAGTGCTATTTTATTTCGGTTTCTTTGGTGCTGCCTGATAAGGCTAAAATGGGAGCTGCAAAGTGGAAGATGTGCGATTTTTTATGCTTATGGCGTCAATGAGGTCTGGAGATGCTCCGGGTAACCCAGGCGCCAGCCAGGCAGCCAGGTCAGCAGTTGAGACTCGTGTCCTTGTCTGAATGACGATGTCTGACTTGCCGGTTTTCCGGGCTACCCCTAGCAAGACCCTCGAGTGGACAGCTCTCCACGAAGTATGTTGCTCTGGCATTCAAAGCCTACCCCCCCCCTCTCACGGACATTTCACTAATCCCCCTCCTCAAAAGCCACCACCCTTTGACTGCACGCCGCCAAAATCTCTCCCCACCGCTCCCGACTGACTCCTAGTCTCTCTGGTAGCTCCTCGATAGGTGTCCCCAACCTGAGCATCTTCTGCCCACGGGCGTGCAGCTCCCTCCAACTGGCCGGGACCTTGATCAGGAACCCCTTGTCCCTCAGGTAGTGATACACCTCCCCGTTGGCGTAGGTTCGGGCGTAGGGCCGAAATGAACCCCGCTCCGGTGAGTAGCGGCGAGCGGCTTGGATGATGCCGAGCATGGCGATCTGCTCCAGATCTTCTTTCGGGTGACCGGTGCGGCGCGAGATGTTTCCGGCCACGGTCTTGGCGATATCGCGGTGCTGCAGTGCCAGAGCATTGGCGGCGGCATGGGGATTGATCGGGCGGTGGCGCCGCGGCTTGGCCGGGAAGGCAATCACCAACTGAACGGCATCGACCTGGCAGTGGGGCCGGGCTTGTGGTCGAGCTCCAATCCCGACACGCTTGGCACTGTGGGGCCGTGGCAGACACGTCGCCACCACGGGCGGCCGCAGCGTTAGATCGAGTTGGCCGGCTGCACCACCGCAGGCGGGCGTACGCAGGGGTCGGGGGATGGCGTCGGTCATGGCTCAGCGGCTGAACACCATCGGTACCGGCGAGCTGCCATACCCCCGGCCGCGCCAGAACTGCGCCTCGATCCAGAGCACCCCCTGGCAGAAGGCATCCACCTGGTCGTCCACCCCGCCTCTGGGTGAGAAAGCCAGCAGCTCCTCAATCAGCGAGTCGGCCTTGCGGGCAAAGCGCACCTGGCCCGCCTCCACCAGCGGTGCAACGGCATGGGCCCTTGATGCCTTGCTGCCCTTGGGCGGGATGGCGATCAGCCCCGGCACCTGCCGTTTGAGCAGTTGGCAGACCGCCGGACCGTTGGCAGCGTCCTCGATCAGGACAGCGTTGGGGCGGAGGCCCTGCCGCTCCAAAGAGGCGAGGGAAGCCAGCAGATACTTGATCACCCCCGGCAGATCCAGCCGCTGCCGATGGGCCCAGAGCGCCTCAATCTGCAGTTCTGCCCATGGGTCCGGGCCGCCAGCAAGGGAGTGAGTGGCATTCACACCCCTGGGCGTTCCTTTAGCCCCGCCGGCATTGGCCGCCAGGGCCAGCCCCTGCCGCCGCGCCTCCACTGCCGGATGACGCTGCGGCTCCAACAGGCCCAGCAGGGCAAAGCCGCAGGCGTCGTTCTCCTTGCCGTCCTTAAAGCTCAGGTCACAGCTCAGCACCAGCGGGGCGTAGCGACGGGGCTGGCCGGGGGCGATCGGTAGCGGCGGCTGGATCCAGTCCTTGCGGAACAGCAGACCCTCAGCGGGGCTGGGCCGCTGCTGGTAGAGCGCGTTCCACCAGTAGGAGCCCAGGCGGGTGCGGATGCGCTGCAGAACCGCCAGCGGCACCCGCTCCGGGCAAAGCGCCTCTCCGGGCTGGCGCCAGTCCGCGACTTTCTTGCAGGTATGCGGAATCTGCATAGAAATCGCCACCGGCTCAGCGATCGCTGGCAGGTTGAGCACCGTCCAGTGCTCGGGGTTTTCCTCGGCCTCCTGCTCCAGGAGCCAGGCGGTCATGTCGTGGTGGTCCCAGCGGGTCTGAACCACCACCTGCGCCGCCGGGAGCAGGGCTCCATCGGCCGTGAGGCCAGGTTCTGCCCGGGTGAACCACACGCTCTTCAGCCAGTCAATCAACCGCTCCCGCTGCAGCGCGCTCTTGGCGTCCTCGGGGCCTTTGTAGGGGTCATCAATGATTCCCAGGTTGTAGCCCTTGCCGGTGAACGGGCCTCGCACGCCGGCAGCAATGCAGCCACCGCGCTGGGGCGTCAGCCAGTTGCCCACCGCGGCCGAATCCTTGGAGAGGGCGTGCCCCGTGATCCGGTAGTAGTGGCGGGCCTCCCGGCTGTGGGCGTAGGCCAGCTCCCCCGAGTAGCTGGCGATGGCGCAGAACAGCTCGGGGTGCCGGCTCACCCAGTAAGCGGGGAAGAGGCGTGACACCAGCTGAGATTTGCCATGGCGTGGAGGACAGCAGACGATCAGACGGGTGAGCTGGCCATCGGCCACCTGCTGAAGCAGGTCGATCAGGAGCTCCGACAGCCGGTGGAACTGGAAGGAGGGGAAGGCGCTGCGGATGAAGTCGCGGAACAGCAGGCCATGGCGGGTAGTTGTCGCCCGGTCAGGGTCAGGAACACCGAGCAGCCCCCAGTCCTCCCACAGGTCGGTGGCGGGATCCAGCAGCAGCCCGCCATCGGTCGTGACGCTGGCCATGGGCCGCAGGGTGGAGGCAATGCGGCCCATCAGGTCTTCGCCTCGGGGGGCTTGATCGGGGCGCGCAGCAGTCCACCGATCTCTGCGATCACCCGGAAAGCACCGACCGCCGCCGAAAACTGCTCGGCATCCATTGCCCGGCGGGCGCAGTCATTCAGCGCAAAGATCTGCTCGGCCTGATGGCGGCGGCGGTCGGAGATCAACTCCTCCACCATCCGCTCGCGGGCCAGGTTGAGGTAGCGGTTGATCGTCTGGCTGTTGGTCACCCCCCAGCTTTCACGAGCTTTTTCGTAGATCAGTGCCAGCGGAATGCGCTGGGCGATCCACAACTGCCCCTCAGCGACGCGGCGTTCCACCTCCAGCCGCGAGGGTCGTGGCGGCGGCTGAGCCGCCTGTCCCTTCGTGCGTCGCGGTGGGTTGGCATGACCGATCGGCCGCGCGGGATCGGTGGGCTCATAGATCGGCTGGCCGTTGTCGTCCTCTGTGCTGGCGGCAGCGCGCAGCTCCTCCACCGGATCGGCAGCACTCAAGTTGCGGGCGCGCGTCGGCATCGGCTCAGAACGGCTGGTCCTGGGCCTTCGGGGGGCGGATGGTCCAGTAGGGTTTGCCCCGCTTCTCCGTCGCACTGCCCTGCTGGATGGCGCTCTCCTTGGCGGCCTTGAGCTGCTGCTCGATCTGCTGCACCGCCGCGGGGAACGCGTAGCTCAGTCGGCCGGGGCTGTGGCAGAAGGCCCAGTCGTTGTGCGAGAAGGAGGGATCCAGCTGGCCGGTGGCCATCGCCTCACTGAGGGCCTCCAGCAGGGGCTCAAGCTGCTGCTCCAGCTCCTTCTGCTGGGCCTTGATCGCGGTGACCGCGTCCAGCAGGGCGTCGAGATCAGCGGCTGACGCCGGCGGAGCAGGGGCAAGGAGGAGATCCGCCATTGAGGAGCACCACAAAGACCGCCCGGATGTATCCGAGCCTGCTCAATCTAGCGGCTATGGAGCGCTGGCTATCTTGCCAGGCCTGCTTGCAGTGATCCTGGTTCTCAGAAGGGCCGATGGGCCAGGCGGTAGCTGCTCCAGGCGGCAGCCCAGGCAGCCAGGCACTGCTCACGGCTGTAGAAGGTGCTGGTGAGCGCCTCGCCGGGCTTGCTCCAGATCGTCTGGCCCAGCTCGTAGTGATTCCCCTGGGCGGCCTCCAGCACCATGTAGCCGCCGAGCTGGGCGGCGGTGGAATAGGGCCGACCGTGGGCCGAGAGGGTCTTGAGGTCGTAGAGCACCTGCACCTCCCGCCCGCGCCGCTCACTCAGGGCCGGTGAGACATAGGCGCCATCGAAGGCCCCGGCGACGTTGCGGACCAGGCAGCAGGTGAGTCGCTCGCTGGCGATCACCTCCACCTCGTCCCAGAGCGGCAGCTGCAGCAGCGGCAGGATCCAGTCCCGGTATCGGTGATGGCCCGGCAGTGTTTCGGCTTCCAGCAGGGCCTCGGCTGCGCTGTTGCCCACCAGGAAGCGGGCCTGGCTATAGCGCTCCAGGGCCGCGTGCACCGTGGTGCCGCGGGGCTCCCAGATTGGCCGCTTGGCCTCGATCGAGCGTCTGGCGGTCTCGCTCAGCCCGTGGGCCAGCACGCCGGTGATCGACACCGGGAACAGGTGATCGCCCAGCCAGTAGCGGTGGGCCTCCTCATCCCGCCAGAGGCCGGGAATGGGCTCAAGCCAGGTGGATGTGGTGCTGTGCATGGCCGTTTCAGATGTGACGCGGTGTGACGGTGGGCGTCACATCCGAGATCGCCTGCTGGCAGCGGCTTCTGGCGGTGCCTGTAACGATGTAACCCTTTTTCAGAGATAGAGGCATTAGCAAGCAGCAGTGTCTGGTTGAGCAGGTGTGCATTTGTCTTTGAATTCATAGGGGGCTCTATGTGCTCCCCGGAGCGTTACATCGTTACGGAGGCCAAGATCGCTTGCGGGGCAAGAGATCTGGGCGTTACCTCTGCTGTTATGTCTGGCCGTTTTGTAACGGCTGCTGGTTACAGCGCGCTCAGGGGAATGGCGACGGCACGGCTGACCATGCCGGCGCCACAGAAACGCACCGGTCCGGCCCGTTGCGCACCGCTCAGGCGCAGCAGCACCACCGACCAGCTGTTTTGCCAGGCGGTATCAGCCAGGAAGTGCTCGATCGCCTTGGCGGTGTTGCTCACCAGCAGGCGGTCCTGATCCACCCGCAGGCCATGGCGACCCAGGGTTTGGGCCGCCAGGCCAGGGCTTACATCCATGCAGCTGCTGTGGCAGGCGGCCAGCTCCACCAGTTCACCGATGGTGCGGGTGACGGGCTTGTCGTCGGTCTCCACCCGCACCTGCCGCTGCAGGATCGTCTGGATGCAGCGGGCCTCGTCGGGAACCTCGGTGCTCTGGCTGTAGCTGTCCCAGTTGTGGACCTCAATGCACTCCTCGGCCTCCTTCTGGCTGGGAACCGTGTCGCTGAGCAGCGACCAGGCACCGGCCATCAAGGTGCCGTATTGATCCCCCAGTCGCTGGGAGTCGAAGTGGCGGGCGGCAGCCGCTGAAAAGACCACGACTGATTGGCGAATCACCGGGATCAGCGACACCGTCCGGGCGATCAAGCGCCGCGCCAGCTGCGGGGTGATGTAGCGCTCGAGGTCCCGATCGAGGCTCTGCCAGTGGGCCTCGCGCTCCTCCTGGCCCATCTCGGTGGGGCTGCGCAGGGTGAGCTGCGCGAAGCGGCTCTTGTCCGCCCCCTGCTTGAGGGCGGTTGCGATGGAGGACATCAAGAACATCGAGCGCACCCGATAGCGGCTCACATCGCCGCTGGGGGAACCCTTGAGCATCTCGGCGCTGCTCTCGCTGCTGGCCACCCGCGCCAGCGAGAGGATCGCCTGCATCCGCTGCTGGTCGCCCTTCTCGTTGCTCTCCGCCTCATCGAAGACCACCGGCACGGCGTCCGAGCAGATGGTCTGGCGCAGGCCAGCCTCTGTCGTGGCGCCCGACACCGCCAGGCGCAGGTCGCCGAGCAGCGGCACCACAAAGCGATCGAGGATCTGGCTCTTCCCCGAGCCTGCACCAGCGGTGAGCCAGAGGTGGGGCCGCCAGCGCAGGGCTCCGCAGATCGGAGCCAGCACCACCCAGCCCTGCAGCAGGGTGCCGGAGGCGGGAACCTCCCAGCGGAAGCGGTTGGCGATGCTGACGATCACCGCCGCTTCCTCCACGGTCAGGGGTTCGACGCCGCAGGGCCCCTCCTGGCGTTCGAGGCGCTGGTAGATGTGCCGCGAGCGGAATGGCTTGGTGATCGGGTGCTCCCCGTCGGGGGTGATCAGGCGATCACCGAGGTGCAGCACTGTGCGGCCCTCATCCCACCAGGCCCCGCGGCCGCGAATGCGCTCCACCGCAAAGATCCCCATCGCGGCGGAGCTCTTGTGCAGATCGCTGGCCGCCGCCGGCCAGTTCACACCGGTGCGGCTGGGGTAGAGGCTCTCCCAGTACTCCAGTGGTGCCAGGGCGACGAGGTGAGTGGCGGTGTGGCAGCCGCGGGGCAGCCGGATCACCTGACCGGTGCTGGAAGGTTGGTAGAAGTTCGCGTCGGCGTCGTAGCCCAGGCAGAGGAAGGGCGCTGCCGGCCTGGGGGCTGCCGCATCCGCAGGCTGGAGAGGAGGCCCATCGCCACCCGCCTCTGGCGGGGTCCATGTCTGGGCTGCTTTCGCCAGTTGGCGTGCGGCCTGCCGGGGCGTCCAGTCCGCATCGGCCAGGTCCCAGCCCTGGGACAGATCGGCCGGCAGGGCCACCAGTTGCAGCTGGCAGTCAAGCGGGTGCAGCAGAGCGGCCAGGCTCTCCATGGCTTCCAGCCCGGCGGCATCGGCATCCGGCCAGAGCGTGACCGAACGGCCGGCGAGCGGCGTCCAGTCCGCCTTGGCGATCGCCTTGGATCCGTTGGGCCAGGTCAGCACCGCGTGCTGCGGGAACAGGCGAGCGGCAGCATCGGCGGTGCCCTCTCCCTCCACCACCAGCACCGGAGCCTCGGGGCGCCGGTGCAGATCCGACAGCCCATAGAGCGGCCGCGGTGCGGGCCAATCGCATGTGAAGGCATCGCGGCGGCTGGGGCGATGCCAGTCCCCATCGAGCCAGACGCGATGCAGGAAGGCTTTGGCGCCGCTGCGCAGCCGGATCCGCTGGATCCAGAACAGCACCTCTCCAGCGGCATTGCGGTAGGCCCACTGGGCGGTGGCGCCGCGGTTCAACGGCGGCGGCGGCGCATCGACAGGCGGCTTCTCGGGCATGCGCCAGGGCTTGCCGTTTCGGCTCGTGGCACTGCCGGCACGTGGGTCCTGGTGATCAGGCACCAGTCCAAGAAAGGCCTCCACCTGCCGGGCGGCCTCCACAAAGCTCCACCCCTGCCGGCGCATGAGCAGGTCGATTCCGGAGCCGGCACCACCGCGCTGGTCCTTGCCGCCGCACTGGTTGCAGAACCAGGAGCCGCTGCCGTCCTTGTCGTCAAAGCGGTAGCGATCGGTTCCACCGCAGAGCGGGCAGGGCTGATGACGATCGCTCAGCTCCGCTTCTCTCAGCCCTGCCAGGGCAGCAAGGATCTCCGGCCAGCGGCCTCGGGCCGCAGCAATGGCATCGGCCATGGGATGTCGCTCACCATCCCTGGCCGGCAAGCGCCTGGTTCCCCGTAGAGCCGCGATCGGGTGCGGGCACCAGGGATTCACGGTGGATCACCGCGTCGAGCACCTGGCGCAGGGCGGCTGAGCGGCTCAGGGAGCCATGGCGACGGCGGGCATCCAGCCAGGCCAGCTGCTCTTGGGTGATCGAGACACTCACCGGCAGGGCGTAGTCGGACATGGGAACTCTGCTCGTGAACTACAGCCTAATACCGTGGGCCAGCTCTCGCTAGGCTGAGCTAAAAAAGGCCAGCGGCTAGCTCCTGTCCTGATCGCCTGTGATCCTGATGGCCCCGATCGTCCTGCGCGACTACCAGCAGCAGCTGCTGGCCGACCTCCGCGCCGCCCTCAAGGTCCACCGGCGGGTCTGCGCCGTCATGCCCACCGGTGCGGGTAAGGGCCAGACCATCGGCGCCATTGTGCAGGGGGCGGCCGGCAAGGGCCGGCGGGTGCTGGTGCTCGCCCACCGGGCTGAGCTGATCGACCAGCTCACTGGCACCGTGCGGGCCTGGGGCCTGGAGCCCGACGTGATCGCCCCCGGCCACCGGATCCAGGGGCGGCAAGTGGCGGTGGGCTCGGTGCAGACCGTGGTCCGGCGGCTCTCACTGCTGCCGCCGCCGGATCTGATCATTCAGGACGAGGCCCACCACCTGGTGGCCGGCAATGTCTGGGGCCGCGTCATCAACGCCTGGCCGGACGCCCACCTGATCGGCAAGACCGCGACCCCCGAGCGCCTCGACGGCAAGGGGCTGGGCGTGGAGGCCGGCGGCTATTTCGAGGCCCTGGTGCTGGGGCCCTCAGCAGCCTGGCTGGTGGAGCAGGGCTGGCTGGCCCGGCCCAGGGTCTTCTCCTGGCCAGGCGCCCGGAACAGCAAGCTCCGCCGCCGCATGGGCGACTTCGATCTGGAACAGGCAGCCCAGGCCTTCGGGGACCGGGCCGCCATCGGTGATGCCGTCTCCCACTACCAGCGCCGACTGCACCCGGGCACAGCGATCTGCTTTTGCTGCACGATCGAGCACGCCGAGCAAATGGCCGCGGCTTTCCGTCGTGCGGGAATTCGCGCCGCATCAGTGAGCGGTGGCACCCCAGCGGAGGAGCGCAAACGCCTGATCGCCGGCCTGGGCACCGGTGAGGTCGAGGTGCTCACCAGCTGCATGATCATTTCCGAGGGAACCGACATCCCCTCGGTCGGCGGCGCGATCCTGATGCGCCCCACCGCAAGCTTGCCCTTGTACCTGCAGATGGTCGGCCGTGCCCTGCGTCCTGCACCTGGGAAGCAGGAGGCCGTGATCCTCGATCACGTCGGCAATGCCCACCGCCACGGCCTGCCCACCGATGAGCGCGACTGGAACCTGGCCGGCCGCCGTCGGCGCGAGGGTGTCTCGATCCCGATCAAGGACTGCCCGGTCTGCTTCTGCAGCTGCCCCAGCGCAGCACAGGTCTGCCCCGACTGCGGCCATCTGTTCCTGAGCGAGGAACGCGATGAGCAGAGGCGCGGGCTCCAGCAACTTGAAGGCGAGCTGGTGGAAGTCACGGGGTCAGCCGCCCGCCACCGGCCCAGGCCAAAACAGCAGCAACGACCACGGCGTACGCACCCGGCCGCAGGCTGCCGCACTTTCGAAGAGCTGCTGCAACGGGAGCAGGAGCGGGGCTACAAGCCCGGCTGGGCCAGGCATGTCTGGGCGGCACGGCAAAAAGGTGGAAGAGCTACCACCTAAGTGCAGCCAAATTCACCCCAGATGTAGAAGGACCTGCCTTGCGATGGGTAGACACAGCGATCTTGCACAAGATTAGAGTCGCTGCCTACTGACCACCCAACTCCCCATTCCCACATGTAGAAGACCACACTCCCTACATCGGGGCAGGCGGAGAGGATTTGCTCGGTGTATTTCTTGGCGAGCTGTGGGCTGGACGTGAGTGCCTGGTTTGCGTTGTGCGCCTGCTGAGTAGCCTGCAGCCCTCGCGACCACTGCGTGTTGAGGTTAAAAACGATCCGCTGTTGCCTCTCTGGTATAGGCGAGGCTGCAGCGGGACTCCGCCCAGCCTGTTTTCAATGTCGCTATGCACTTGATGAATGGCATTCAGGCAACGAGGGTCCTTGATGCTTTCGTAGGCGGAAGCTCTCTCGTTCGCAAAAGCTGATCTGTCGGTCAGGGACGCCATGGTCAATGCAAGCGTGACAGAAGAGATGAGCGTTTTCATGGTGAGAAGTAGTACCCCCATTGGTATTGCATGACATTCATGCCGTCCGCGCCTGGGACCAGGCGCGTGTGTGGACCTTCTCCTAGGTCTACCCATTGAAACGTGCGAGCCGTACCATCAGGGAAAAAGCCAACTGGGACCCCTCCCTCATGCCAGTGATTAAAGCTCACCAGGCCAATGTCTGGACATGCTTCCATGATCCGTGCACCAAGAGCGGATAGGTACACTGGAGAGGAGAGAAGGCCCTGGTAAAGCTTGTTGGAGTCCCCGGACAAGTTGATATCCAACTGCTGCGGCCTGCCTGCAGGCGCACCAAAGTAGTACTTGCCGATTGAGGTGCTATCGAGCGTGATAGCTGGATACACCATCCGCGCTATGCGACTGCCGGCGTTGGCCCGATAGGGAGAGAAGAAGCCTCGCGATCTGAGCTCAGACTGGACTGATGATTGTGCTTCCGTGCAAGTCGCAGTTGTGCTCTTCAGTCTGGTGAAGTGAAGTGACTGTGCGATCGCGCTATCGCTCCAGCCATGCAGAGACTGCAAGGTCAGGACTAGAGCCGTCAGTGGTCGGAGGAAGGTGTGGCCAGTGAATGGCTGACGTATTTCTTTGGTGGCTGACGCTGTCCTACTTGGCATGCGTTCCTCTTGGTCGGGAGCCAGTTTCAGACAGGCCTGGCTGGCTCGTCTGAAGTGTGGCGTGGCCTGGCACGGCGCTGGCCAGGGTGGTCGTTGTCCCGAGTCTGGCAACAGGAGGCATGACCTCCTGCCCCAGTGAACACGAGATCCAGCAGCGCATCCGCCTGGCCTGCGGCCGCGGGACCGTGCGGCTCTGGCGCAACAACACCGGCGCCCTGGTCGACCAGCAGGGGCGCTTCGTGCGCTTCGGGCTGTGCAAGGGCAGCAGCGACCTGATCGGTCTGCGCTCGCTGGAGATCACGCCTGAGCTGGTCGGCCAGCGGCTCGCCCAGTTCGTTGCCCTGGAGATCAAGACGGGCTCCGGAACAGTCAGCCCTGAGCAGCAGGCCTTTCTGCAGCTGGTGCAGCAGCTTGGCGGGGTGGGGGCGGTCTGCCGCTCGATTGCACAGGCCCAGGCGGTCCTGGCCCTGAATCCCATGGACGGGTCGGACCAATGAACAGGCCCGAACTCCGCAGGCAACTGCAGGCCCTGGCCCGCCGCCATCCACGCATCCACCCCTACACGCTGGCCCTGCGGTTCCAGGCCCAGACGGGCCGGATTCTCACCGGCCAGCAGGTCAAACAGCTCTTGGCCGAGCCAGGAAACTACCGAAAGCAGCCTGCCAAGCTGTAACAAGCTCTGGCTTGCAGTGCCAAGGAGTGCTTAGGATTGGGCTATGGCACAAGCAAAAAAGCCCGTCAAGCGCACCTACCAGGCCGTCCTGGACTGGCAGGACGAGTCCCGCAGATCCTTCGGGAAGATGCTGCTCAACTGGCGGCGCCGTAACGGCTGGACCCAGTACACCGCCTGCGAGTGGGGCGCAGAGGCCGAGTTCGAGGTGATCTCCTACGGCAACCTTTCGGTGATCGAGCAGGGCAAAGCCGGCGAGCTGAGGCAGAAGGCGTTCTTCCAGCTCGAAGAGATCAACCGCCGCCTCGATGACGCGGCAGGCAAGCTCGCCGGGGTGAAAAGCCAGCGCCTTAAGGAGCAGTTGAAAGACGCCGAGCCCCTGCGCGGGGATGACGGCAAGCTCTGGGATGCCGTCGACTTCTGGAGCTGCTACATCGGCTATGCGCCGGTGCCCAGGTCTTATCAGGCAGCGCCCGCGCCGACGCTGACCCCCAAGCGCGCCGAAGAGATCTGTCAGAAGTGGCGCCAGCACGTGCGCCGCGTCATCAAGGAAGGCGGTCTCGACGTGACCCAGGCCCTGGAGCATCTGGTCATGGGTTCACCGAAGGAGCACCAGAAACGTTTCTCAGAGGTGCTGGCCATCGACGACTACAGCTCGGTTGAGCTGGCTCAGCTCTGGGTGGATGGGGAGGAGTTCCTGCCCGAACAGTGGATCAGCGCCTGGGAGCTGACGGCGCTGGCCGTCTAGGAGGCATGCCCAGACAGGGGTCGCCCACGACCCGGATGATTCCGAGGATGGATAGGGCTTGCGCCTAGCATTAGCTAGCCGCTAAGCTCGGGCCAGCGGGCACAAGCCCGGCTCTCAGTTGCCATGACTCAACCCTTCGCACGCGCAGGCGTGCCAATCGACGCTCTTGAGCTGCTCGACGGAAAGGGCAGCGCCGAGCGCGCTCTCACCGCCGCCCTGGCCTCCTTCCAGGAACAGGTGCAGGCCGTTCCATCCCTTGACTTGGCTGCTGTGGTCGAAGCAGCCAGACCAGCCTTTGCTTCAGGCATCGCCTTCAGTGCCCAACTGGTTGACATCCGCGGCCGCAACAAGTTGCGCGTCACCGTGATGCACGCTGGCGGTGCTGAGGTCAGCAGCGAGGAGTGGGCCGACCAGGTCGACGACTTGCTGAAAACTTCCGGCTGGATGCTGGCCATGCTGCTGGGCATTCCTTTGGCTAGACAGGCTTTGCCTGTAGAGCCTGAGACGAATGTGCTCAATAGCCTCGCAATCGTCGTGCATCCTGATGCTCCGACTGGGCCTGGACCCAGCGAGGAGGAAGGGGCTGTTCCGGCGGCTGACCTCGAAGTCGCTCTGGAGCCTCTAACGCCCCAAGAGATCGAGGCCGCCCACCAGCGGATCCTCGCCCTGCCTCAGGCCGCTCGCCAGGAGCTGACCAAGGCGTTCCGCGAGCACTTCCAAGTGCCGCGCAGTGCTCGCTCCATCGGTGATCGCATCACCCAGCACCAGCACGCCGCCTTCATCGACCACTTCCTCGAGGAGTGCCAAGGGCAAGGTCTTGATGGCGATCAGTCGCCTGCAGAGCCATGAGCAGCCTGCGCCGATATGGCGAGCAGCCCCGCTCAGTGGCCGGCCGCCACTTCATCCAGACCCAGGTGCGCACTGACGTCTACCTCCGGGTCCGCGAGGTGATGGAGCGCCACAACCTCTCGGCCAGCGGAGCAGTGCATCACCTGCTGCGTGAGCGATTTGGTTTGCCGCCCCTTCCCCCGTTCGATCAACAGCCCATTTCCACCGTTCACCCCGATTCAACCCATGGCTAAGGACATTTTTCGCAACCCCCTCGCCGAAGTGCGCTGGGCCCACTTGATCACCCCCAGGCACCAGCTCGACAAGAGCAAACCCAAAGCCTGGACGGCTGATCTGCTGCTCCCCAACAGCGATGAGCAGGCCCAATCCTTCCTGCTTGCGATGGAGGACCAGTTCATCGCTCTTCACGGCAGCCGCAAGCGCCGGGCAGAGAAGGGCTTCCCCTGGAGGGCGGATAAGGAGAAGCCCAACGAGCTCACCGTGGTGCGCTTCAAGATTCCGCAGTTCCAGCGGCGCGATGGCTCTCTATCCGAGGGGCCGCGCATCGTTGATGCCAGGAAGCAACCCTGGGATGGTGCCGCCATTGGCAACGGCTCGAAGGTCATCGTCGCCTTCGACATCTACGACTGGGACGGGGAAAACGGCTGCGGGATGACCTTCCAACCGCGTGCCGTTCAGGTCGTTGAGTTCGTGCCCTACGAGCAGGTCGACCCCACCGACGGCTTCGATGAGCTCGATGGATATACGACGGGTAGTGCCGCGGAGACCGGAAGCAGTTCGGGGTGGGCTGTTGATGACGACGACGAGGCCCCCTTCTGATGGCCTCGCCACACGTGCGTAGCAACGGGGCCGCAGGGCCCCGTCCCCAGTTGCCTGCCTTCTGCCGGAGCCGCCGGCCGGTCGTCATGGTCACGGCCAGCAGCATCGCCAACGTGCGCCTGCTGGTCTTGCTGGGGTTGCTGGGGTTGCTGTTTCAGCTCAGCACCCTGCTGCTGGTGATCGCTGGGCCCGTGCCACCGCGGTTGGCGCCGGCCACCGTCACCAGCCTCTCCTGCTTCGATCCCGACCCCGATCCCAGCTCAGCCCTCAACGGGCCTGTCACCTCCTCACCGATTTCAGACCGATGAACAACAACACGTCTTCCCTCGTTCCCTTTGAGTATGAGGGCCGCCAGATCCGGGTCATCAGCGATGAGCTGGGTGATCCTTGGTTTGTTGCTGCCGATCTGCTTGCGTCGCTCGCCCTCGACCGCAAGGCCTTGGAGCGGCTTGATGACGACGAGAAGGGTGTGAGTTCAATTCACACCCCTGGTGGCGAGCAGGTCATGACGATCGTGAATGAGCCAGGGATGTACAACCTGGTGCTGGGCAGTCGCAAGAAAGAGGCGCACAGCTTCAAGCGCTGGGTCACTCACGAGGTGCTGCCGACAATCCGTCGGGCCGGGACCTACAGCGTGGCTGGTACCGTCCCCACTCCGGCAGCTTTGCCCTCAGAGAAGCTGGACAGCGTCGGCGCTCTTCTGCTGATCGGTCAAGCCATTGGCCGGCTGCCCGGCGTGAAGGCCGGGATCGCTATGGCTGCCACCCTCAACTGCATCCAGGAAAACACCGGCCTGGCAGTGGAGACCCTGCGCCGTGCCTTGCCGGCTGCCGATGAGCCCATCTGTTCGCTGAATGCCACTCAGCTGGGTCGGAAGGTGGGCATGTCGGCCCGGGGGATGAACCAGCATCTTGCGGCATGCGGTTTGCAGAGCCGCAATGCCCGCGACGAGTGGGAACTGACGCAACGGGGCCAGGAATGGGCCGAAGCCATGCCCTACTGCCGGCATGGCCACAGCGGGTACCAGATCCTCTGGAATCCCGCCGTAGTCGGCGTGCTGCGGGAGCTGGCCTGATGGAGAACCAGACAATTCCACCCACATCTGGGCGGCACCGGGTCTGGGTGACGACAGCAGAAGCCTGCACAGCGCTGGGCATGAGCCGCGAAACCCTCCGCCAGCTGCGGCTGCGGGGGGTGCTCACCCCGGGCAAGCACTACCGCCGCTGGGGCTGCACCCAGGGCCGGGGTCCACTCCAGTGGCACCTGGAGAACGTTGAGGCCACCATCACCGGCTGGAGCCGAAGAAATCTGTAGGGCTCATACTCCACTCCTAGAGTCTTGCGTTTCAGGTCGGCACAAAATGAATCCAATGAATGGAGGTCAGGAACCGGGGCATTTGGATCTTGAAATCCCGCGCCTAAGCACAATCAAGAATCCTGGCGGGGATGGCTTGAGTCACTATCTCAGACTTCGGCTTAGAAGAGACCTATTCGATCTCCTGTCGTTCGACGAGGATGTCTCTGGGCTGGAAGTAAATGTAGAGCCAGATGACCTGCAGCTGGAGGATGTAGTAGTTGAGCCCGGACGAATAATAATAGAATATTCTTATGTCTATGATGTCTATCATGGCTGTTCGGACGTAGATCCCATGGGCCAGGGGTCGGGCCAATTGGAAGGTATTCGTTTGGGTAAGTCACGGCATTGGCGGTTTACTCGTGAACCACGAGATGCTCCGTACTGATCGCCGCTTAAGGTCTCCTCATTCTTAGGGCCGCTTTTTCAAAAGCGTCATCCACCACGTCATCGCCACACCATCGGCTGTAGGCCGCAAGATGGGTTTCCACTGAGTGGCCCATAGCCGCTGCCACCACCTTGGGCGGGAGCTCACAGATGACATGAGCGCGGTGGGCATAACCGTGGCGGCAGGAATAGAGGACCAGCTTTTCGCCTTGTTCTTCATAGTCCCGCCGAAGTTGTTGCCAGAGAGATCGGCGACGCATGTATGTGCCAAGGTCCTCGGCCCCATGACCTGGTCGCATCGGTGGCATGCGGTCGGGTCGAAATGCATTCACAAGTTGCCAGGCCTGGGCCCAGTCGTCGCAGGGCAACAGTCGCAGCATCCTGGATCGGGTGCTGCCACGGCTGGAAACCTTCTGGTAAGTCGTCCAGAGCTGCCCCTTCCGACTCTCCAAGTGCTGCAGTTCTTCTGGCCGGAGACCGTAACCAGCCATCAGCTGAAATGCCAATCGCCAGCGAGGATCAGGTATAGCCTCGACCAACTCGAGCACATGGCTAGCTTCAATGGGTGTTGTAATCCCTCGTTCTTCACGCTTCCGGCCAACATAGATAGAGAGATCAAGGGGTGGTGCCCATGATGATGGCAGACGTTCCGAATCGACGCCCCAGCGCAAAAGTGCAGCAGTGAATTGAACTTGAAGCTGACGGCCACGCGATCCAGGTCTATCTTTCCATGACTCAATCACTGCCTGCAGAAGTTGCTTGGATGAGATGGGTCGTCGCTTGCCTCCAGCTGCATCCAGAATCACAACCATACGCCGCCAATAGATCTCATCCCAAGTGCTCTGCTTGATTGCCCCACTAGTGAGCTTGTGGTCTTTGAATCCTTGAATCAGTTGTGGCCAGTTGATTGCCTCGCAAACAGCAATCCCATTGGGGCTCGGTTCATCTGAAGGGATTCGCGCGTGGGTTTCGATGGCGAGATCAAGGGGCACGCCATCGCTGAAATCGGCATGAATGGCAAGAATTGCTGCATGGATGCCCTGCCGCTCCGAAGCAGCCCAGGCCAATGGCAAAACCCGCTGCTGGCGAGCACCACCTGCGGCAGATGCTGAGACGTTCAGCAGAACGCGCCCACGCATCTCCGACACGGTCCAGCCACTGCGAGGCCCCAGATCTGACGTGAGCGACAGGCGCAGGGCTGCGACCCAGCCACGGTCCTTGGCTTCTCGGGCTGGTCGAGGGGCGGTGGTGGGCTTTGGCACGGCTCCAGGAAATCAGGCACGCTCGACACCCCTTGCAAGAGAATCTGCAAGAGAATCGCCTTCTAAGCTTGGCACGTGCCGCCACAGCCCGCCATCGACTGGCAGGGCAAAAGCCAGTAACAGCAATGGTTTTGAGCCATTAAACCCAGTCGTTGCAGCCGGTCTGAAGGACCCTTTTTCAAGGGCTTTGGGAGCACTAGGTCGCAGGTTCGAATCCTGTCGCCCCGACTGACTTCTCACCGATCGGCCAAGGGTCATGTGAGCAAACAGGTGAGCAAATCACTCCCCTGCTCACATTGATCCAGGCTTCCTCCTTTCGTGCCTGCCTGGAGAATGGCCTCCAGCTCCCCCAGCAGGCATGGCTGACCTGCGGTCAGGTCTTCTGGCTGTGCCCTGGCATGGGTGCTTGATCCCGGGCTGCCTGGAGCGGGCATGTGAGCAAGACCGGAGCAAAAGCTCGCGCGCAATGCAGGCGGACCTGCGCCCGTACCGGCAGAGCCAGTGGTGCCATACAGAAACCCGATCGCGCCGCCTCCTCACCATTGCTGGCTAGGAGAGGTGTGATCGGGTTCTGGGACTTCGACGCTCTGCCAGGGAGAACGGCGTTCTCACGGCCTCAGATGCCGGCGGCTCCAGCCGGTGATGGTGGCCTCCACGTTCTCCAGATGCCACTGCAGCGGTCCCCGGCCCTGGGTGCAGCCCCAACGGCGGTAGTGCTTGCCGGGTTGCAGCACCGCCCGCAGCCGCAGCTTGCGCAGGGTTTCCCGGCTCATCCCCAGGGCTTCGCAGGCCTGGGGAGTGGTCACCCACACCCGCTGACGGCCCTGGGCGGCAGGGGCCGCCATGTCATCAGCGATGGTCTTCACCATGGGGAGTGCTTCAGCTGTCGGTCGTGGTGGGCACTGGCACCCAGGAGCGAGGGAAGTGGCGCTGGCAGCAGGCTCAGCACCAACAGCAACGTGCTGAGCTGAAACAGCAGCACCAGCAGCAGCAGGCGCTGGGTGGTTCGCAGGGTGCTGACGCTCACCAGCAGGCTGCGGGAGCTGCGGCTGCGGCAGAAGGCCGGCAACTCGGCTCTGCGGCGGCTGGAACTGCCGGAGCTGGGTCGGCGGCCTGGGACGGAACGGTGGTTATGGGGGTTGCTCATCAGAAGGGCACCTCCTCATCGCCGAACTCCTCGGCGAAGTCATCGTCGCCATCGAGCTCGATCGCCTGCTGCTGGCGCTGCGCCGCCTCATCGCTCCGGTAGGCCTGCTCAGCAGCTTCAATCCAGCGGCCATCGGTCCCTTCACGCAGGGTGAGGGGGCCGTAGAAGCCGATGGTGACGTTGCGGGGCAGCGCGTCGGCGGTGGCCTGGTCGTCGATCTTGGGGCCCTTGGCGTTGCCGTCCTGGTCGTACTGCTGGGCCCAGCGGGTCTCCAGCGTCAGCACATCACCCACATTGAGCTTGCCCTTGCGGTGGCCGCGGCGGGCTTCGATCCAGTCGCCGAATCCTCTGGCCTTGAGGATCAGCCGCACCCGATCGCCTGCCGCTGGTACGCCCCCCTCATCCCCCAGGCGGGCCTCCATGGTGGTGCCGGGCAGGGCCAGGGCATGGAGCACCATCTCCTGCCTGTAGCGCGGCCGCCCCTGGCGGTCTGTGCCGTTGGGGATCGGCTCCATCTCGCCGTTGCTCTGGTTGCGGCGCAGGCGGTCGCGCTGCTCGGTGCGCACCACCGCCAGGTAGGCCACCTCGCCGAGGCGCTGCTGGCGGATCACTGGCGCGCCGATGCGGGCGCCGTCGTTGAGCTCAATGGCCATCGCGCTGTGCGCACCGTTGGGTGCGGGTGAGGTGATCGAGGGGAGGAAGGGGATCGAGACCGGCGCCCAGCCGCATCAGGTGATGGGCGGCGCCGCTGATCGAGAGGCCGTGCTGCTGCCTGAGCTGCTGCAACACGCCCCAGACATCGCTGCGCACTTTGCTGTGCAGGTAGTGGCCGGTATCGGCCGCGGCGGGCCGCTGATGCAGGCGGTGGCCGTAGGCGATCGGCCGCGGGCTGGAACTGGACTGGCTGGCCATCAGATCGCCTCCGTTGCACCAACCGCGCCGCTGCTGCCACTGGCAGCCAGCTCCCGTTCAAAGCGATCGATGAACTCGGCGTGCCGCCGCTGGCTGATCCGATCGGTGATCGTGCGGGCGGTGCGCGGCACCTCGAAGTGCTCCCGGAAGGCCAGCGAGAATTGCTTCCAGGCTTCCCTGTCATTGCGGGCCAGCTCCTTGAGCATCCCCGTCAGGGTGCTGATCTCCTCTGCCGTGAGGGGCTCCAGGGCTGGATCCAACCCCTCGGCGCTGCCGCCAGCCACCTCCTCCTGTGCCCTGCTCTGGATGCCTGGTTCAGGCGTGGCATCAGGCGTGGCGCTGGCGTTCTCACCTGCTGGCGCAACCTCCGCAGTGGACAGCGAGGGCGCAGCCGGCACTGCTTCCGGGGCTGAGCTGCCGGCACCCGCGCCAGCAGCCGCGGCAGCCGGCGGAGCGCCATCCTCCGCGCAGGATTCCTCCTCGGCCTTGCTGGGGCGAGGAGCTGTAGCCACAGGAATACCCAGCAGGCCGGCCAGCAGCCGGGCGCTGAGGGTGAAGTCACCGTCGTGGCCCTCACCTTCTGCGCTTTGCTGTGCGCCGCTGCGGTGCCGCAGCAGCACGGTCGTACCCTCCTCGCTGCTGCGTACCGAGAAGCTGAAACCGAGCCGAAAGGCAGGCTTTGCTGTTTCCACGACGGCCTGCAGCGTCAGCTCGGCGGCGGGTTCCACCTGGCTCTGGAACGCTGAGAGGGCATCGGCCATCTCGCAATCGGCCTGCCAGTGCATCGCCTCGGGGGAGAGCAGCTCGCTCGCTGCAGCCTGGGGCCTGGGGTTGTCCATCGGGAGCTCATGCGGGACCGGCGCCCGCGCCCGCCGATCTTATGGGCTCGCTAACGCTGGGCGCAAGCTCTCCTCAGATTCTCGGGGCAGCCGGCAGCCGGTCCCTTGTCAGGGCTGCTCCTCCTCAGCCGGCTGCTCCGGCCTGGTCTCTCCTCCCTTCCCGGCCTCCAGGCCGGCCAGCCAGCTGTTGATCCACTGCTGGGGCAGCCACTCCCCATCCCACAGCTGCTGCAAATCAGCGGGGCTGTAGTCGCCGAACGAGCTGAGCACCGTGCGCAGCTGCTTGCGCTGGGCCTGTGGCGCCAACCGGGCAATCGCCTGCAGGGCCTGGAGCGGATCCAGCTGCCGGGCCTCGATGGCTTCTCCGACCTGCTCGCGCCAGCGGCGGCTCATCTCCCGCGCCTTGGCAGCACTCAGCCGGGGGGCGTCGCCGCGCTGGGGCTGGCGGTAGGCCTCGGGCACCTCCAGCAGCCCCACGTAGCAGGACCACAACTCCTGGGGGCCCCAGGGCTGGCCATCGGCGCCGAGGAGCGGTTGGCCGGCCTGGATCTTCTCGCGCAGGCACTTGTCGGTGATGGTGCCCAGCTCGCCGCTGAACAGGCGCTGGTTGGCCTCCGCCAGCTGGAAGAAGGCAGGGCGGCGCAGTTCTCCGGCCTTGCCCTGCTCGATCGCGCTGAGGTTGCCGTAGCTGATGGCAGGAAAACCCGCCTGTTTGCCCCAATCGGCCACGGTGTACTGAGTCCAGCCGTTGCGCTCGCGCCACAGCCGGAGCATGCGGCCAAAGGCGACACGGGCCTCACTCTGTCGGGCCTCCATCTCCGCAAACCAGTTGGCCATGGCTTGAAAGTCCGAGGAGAATAGCCAAAGGCTAGAGCATCGCCCCGAATACGACAGGATGCGACATCAGCCTCCTCGACTTACCGGGCTGACTGCCGGGTTGATCGGTTCGCGGGACGTGCTGAACCCTGAACACTGCGGAGGCCATCGCCCTTGGTGGCCGCGGCCTGTTGCTGGAACCAGGCCCGTTCTGCCACCTGCCCGAGCGATCTGCCTTGCGCCCCCATGGCGCCGCGAAACCCGCCAGCAGGCGTGCTTAAGCCAACCCAGGGAACTCGGGGGAGTACATCCTTTCTCCCTGCGTTAGCGAGCCAGTCTGATTACGCTGCCGCTCCCCGCTTTCTTGAGCCTTGCGGCCCACCGTGATCCGCCTCAGTGACGACGTGCTCGATTGGCTCGATGCCCACCGCGGCGATGAACCCCGGGTGGTGCTGATCCGCTCAATCCTGCGGGAGCACATCCGCCGCCACACCCGCTCCACCGCTCGCGCTGCCTCAAGAGCCAGGACCAAGCCCCCCGCCGGCGCTGTCGATGGCCAGCGCTGAGGACGCCGAGCAGCAGATCTGGCGCCCCCGTGTCCCTGCCCAGCAGCGGCTGGCGGCCCCTCCCCAGGACTTCCGCCACTTCCGCCGGGGCGATCGGGTAGGCGTGTTCCTCGGCTGTGCCTGGACCGCGGGGGTGGTGGACCAGGTGGGCAGCGCCAGTGTGCTGGTGAGGGCGCGGCGGCTGGGCTACCGCTGCCCCACCTCCCTGCGGGTGTGTGATGCCCGCAACCTGGTGCCACGCCAGCAGCTGCGCGCCCCTGCCGCTGGATCCCAGGGGTCCCAGGGAGGGGTGCTGTGAGGGATGGGTGCTGGCGCCCATGCCCGCAGCCGGTAGCCCCCTGGCCGATTCAGGGGCGTGCCCGCTGATGGCGCTCGCCCCTGGTGTGCTCGAGAGCCTGCGCGGCCTCGATTCCGACTGGCTGCTGATTCCGATCGATGGCCGCAAGCGCCCCGTGGACCCCGGCAGCGGCGAACCATTGGGCCAATGGGCCAGCGCCGGCCTCAGCCTGGAGGACTTCTCGGCCGCGGCCGCGACCAGCCCCCATGTGCGGGCAGTGGGGCTGGTGCTCGGCCCGGTCTCCGGCGTGCTGGCGGTGGATTTCGACGGCCCCGGCGCCACGGCCTGCTTCCAGCGGATCTACGGCTGCCTGGCTGCCGAGCTGCCAGCAACGGTGGGCTGGAGTTCCGGCCTGCCCCAGCGCGCCCAGCTGGCCTTCCGCGTCCCTCTGGAGTACTGGGACTGCCTGCGCGGGCGCCGCAGCTGGGGACCGGTCAGCGCCGATCACACCCCCACCCCACCAACGCCTGCCAGTGGGCCGGGCGGCAAGCGCCGCCGCGCCACGGTGCTGGAGCTGCGCTGGGAGGGCCACCAGTCGGTGATCGCCGGTGTGCATCCGCTCAGCGGCCGCTATCGCTGGCTGGAAGGCCGTTCCCCGGCCGAGCAGCAGGTGGCCGATGCGCCGGACTGGTTGCTGGAGCCGCTCTTCAAGAGGCCGGAGGAGCCGGTGGAGGCCGATTTCGCCCCGCGCAGCGATGACCAGGAGCGGGCGATCGAGCTGCTCGCGCACATCCAGCCGCGGGAGGACTACGACGGCTGGCTGACGGTCGGCATGGCGCTCCATTCGATCGATCCAGGGCTGCTCCACCACTGGATTGCCTGGTCGCGGGGCTGCAGCAGCTTCAACGCCGAGGAATGCCAGGCCAAGTGGCGCTCCTTCAAGGGGCGGGGGGTGACCATCGGCACCCTCTTCCACTTCGCCGGCCTCGATGGCTACCGCCCCTGCCGCCTGACGTCCAGCACCAGCAATCTGGTACCAGGAGGGGCTCTCTCCTCCTCGTCAGAGCGCCCCAGGGAGCACCCCGCGGAGACCGCCAACCAGCAGCAGCCAGCACCCCGCCAGGTCGAGCCGCCTCGGGACCAGCAGATCGCGCTGCTGCTGGAGCAGCTGCTGGATCTGCTGCTCGACACCCAGGACACCTGGGCCCAGGAGCAGGCGGTGCGGGCCGCCCTCTGGAGCCTGGGGGTGAACGGCCAGGCGGTGGATGAGCGCCTCTACTACGCCCTGGCCGGCCGCTGGGGCCTGCCACTGCAGAGCTCGCACCGCGGCGGCAACCGCAACCGCAGCCTCTCGGATCCGATCGCCTCGCCGGCAGAAGACCTGCTGCCGGGCTTTCTGCTCTGGCGGCGCGACCATCTGCTTTTTGGCGCCGGCGGCACCGGCAAGACGATGGCCGCGGCGGCCATGGCGGTGTGCTGCATCAAGGGCCTTCCCTTTCTCGATCAGGAGATCCCTCCCTCCCGCACCGGCCGGGTGCTGTGGATCGGCAGCGACGGCGGCGAGGGGGCCCGCGCCATGGTGCGCGAGTACCTCGAGGACCTGGGCCATGCCGATGACCCGGTCGTGATCGAGCGGCTGACCATCTGGAGCGCGGAACCCAGCGAGGCCCTGCCCTCCTGGTGCTGCAGTCCGTCGGGGTTGCAGGAACTGCGCCAGGAGCTCGCCGGCGGTGCCTACGCCCTGGTGGTGATCGATTCGCTCAAGGCGGTGCTGGAGCTGGCCGGCGTGAACTTCGGCATCGGGCCGGTGGGCACCCTGCTGCGGCTGATGCAGGCCCTGGTGTGCCGTCACTGCTCGCTGCTTTGGCTGCACCACCCGGCCGGGGGCAAGAGCGCGGGCAAGGGGCTGCAGGCCGCGGCCGGCAACCAGAACATCAATCAGATCCCTTCTGCTGTGCACCAGCTCACCCGCAAGAGCAGTGACCAGGGGCCCTGCAATGTCTGGAGCGTGCACAAGCTGCGCGGCAGCCAGCAGCGGGAGTTCAGCTACCGCCTCTGCGAGGAGGGCTTTGAGATTACCGAGGGACTGATCACCCGCAACTGCCGCCAGGCGCTGATGGAGCTGATCGCCAGGCGCCAGGCAGGCGGCCTACCAACCTGCAGCCCCTATCTCTGCCACGACCTGAGCGGCTTCCACGAGGGCTCAGTGCGCAACAACCTCACCTGGCTGCGCAAGCGGGGGCTGATTCGCAAGACGGGCATGGCCTGGTGCCTCACACCCAAGGGCCAGCGGCTGCTGGAGCTCCCCCGCCAGGGCCGCGGCGGTCTGGAGAACCTGTTGCGCTGATTGCCTGCAATGGGCACCACCCTGTGTCCCCCCTCATTCAAAGAATGAATGGATGATTTTTTCTCTGTAAAGCACTGCGGTGCAGTGCTTCCTGGCGATTTAGGAGGGATGAAAAAGCGATGAATGGCAATGAAAACCGTGTGAATGGTCCATTCATCGGGCATCACGGGGGGTTCATTGGCTGCTGGTGCCCGGACCCCTTGCACCAGAAGGGGTCTGCCGGAATTGTTCACGCATTCATTCCCCTCCCATAGGGACACCCCCCCACTCCTCCACCTGCTGGCTGGGGCCTGGAGTCACTCCAGCGGTCTGCACGCACACGTAGCAATCGCGGCCAGGGGAATCAGCCAGCACCGACTGATTGCTCCCTGGAATCGCAAGCTGTTGCTTGCACCTCACAATGTCGAGCCGCTACGGTTCCTCGTAGTTCCGGGCTCAGTGGATAGCGTTTGGCGTCGTTGGCCATGGGCACCATTCATCTCAAGCGCCAGGGCGCCGCGCTGCTTGGCCACCCACGGGGGCTGGCGGCGTTGTGCTGCTGGGCTCCTGGGGCCGCGGCGATCCAGCTGCAATCAACAGAACCCAAGCGGTGGGCGATCGCAGGGCAGGTCGTGCTGCCATGACCGCTCCCCGGCACCACGGCGGGGATGAGCAGGCCGGCAGCGATGCCATCGAGGCCCTGCGCTGTGCGGCTCCAGCCGAGGACGACGACGGCCAGCCGCTGGGGGCGATGGTGGGTGTGGACCCCAGGCGGCCGGTGGGACCGGGCAACCCACCGCGCCAGCGGCGCAGGAGTAACGCCGCCCCCAGGCCCAGCCGGCTGGAGATCGAGCGGCGGGTGGCGGAGGCCCAGCTGTGGATCGCCCAGCGCCTGCCGATGGTGCAGATCCTGGAGAACGCTGGAGCGAAGTGGGGGGTGACCAACAGCCTCACGGTGCACCGCTACCTCAACCTCGCCCGCGAGCGGATGGTGGAGGAGCTGATCACCGACCGCCGCCGACACCAGGCCGAGCAGATCTTTGCGCTGAACGAATGCGCCCGCCGGGCCATGGACGCCGAGCAGTTTTCGGCGGCCGTCGGCGCCTTCCGGGTGATCGCTGAGATCGGCGGGCTGCTGCGCGCACCGATCAAGCCACCGGAAGGGAGGGGAGGGCCATGAGGGCCGCGGCGGTTGCACCACCCCCACGTCTTCTGCCCGACTGGGGCGGGTTGCTCCTGCCCGACTGCGACCCCTGGGGTGACGGCGGCCTTCTGCACCTGCCCGCGGCCACAGCAGCCGAGCCAGCAGAGCCCCAGAGCCTGCTCAGCTTCATCGCCGAGGCCTACCCCCGCTACGGCTTCCATCGCTGGGCCGAGGTGCTGATCGAGCTGCTCCAGGCCGTAGCCGATGGCCAGCTCAGTCGGTTGATCGTCACCTGTCCGCCGCGGCTGGGCAAATCGCTGCTGGTCTCCAAGTTGTTCCCGGCCTACTTCCTGCAGCGCTACCCACATCTGTTCGCGGCAATCGCCTCCTATTCGGCCGAGCTGGCCTACGCCCACTCCCGCGAGGCGCGCCACTTTTACCGGGTGACCGGCCATCTGCTGGCCCGCGACTCGGCTGCAGTGGGCAACTGGCTGACCCGCCAGCGGGGCGGCTGCATCGCCGCCGGCGTGGATGGGCCGTTCACCGGCAAGGGCTACAGCCTGGGGATCATCGATGACCCCTACAAGGGGCCCGGTGATGCCGCATCCCCAGCTCTGCGGCAAAAGCTGATCGACTGGCTGCGCTCGGTGTGGCTCACCCGCGCCGAACCAGCCTCCGTTCTGGGACCGGACGGCAGGGAGCAGCCGAACCTCTCGGCCCAAGTGGTGGTGCTCACCCGCTGGGACCACCAGGACGTGATCGGCTGGCTACTGGAGCAGGAGCTGGGGGAAGCGCCGCAGCAGTGGACCGTGCTGGATCTGCCGGCGATCGCCGAGGATCCTGCAGAACGGCCCAAGCTGCCGCCCACCTGCAGCCTGATCCCCGACTGGCGACAGCTGGGCGAGGCGCTGTGTCCAGAGCGGTTCCCTCTGCCGGAACTGATCAAAATCCGCGCTCGCCTCGGTGCCTACTGGTGGGCTGCGCTCTACCAGCAGCGGCCCAGCCCGGCGTCGGGATCGATCTTCCTCCGCCAGTGGATCCGCCCGCCCTTCCCCCGCGAGCAGGGCCACCAGCGGCAGTACGCCCTGCTGGCTCTCTCGTGTGACCTGAGCTTCAAGGGGGATGCGGAGAGCGACTACTGCGGCTTCTGCCTGGCCGGCCTGCTGGCTCCACCGCCCCGCGCTGTCATCCCCCGAACGGGTGAACCTGACGGCCCGGCGCCACCAGCCGCCCTGGAGATCGAGGTGCTCTGGGCGGCGCGGCACCGCTTTGGCCTGCATGAGGTGATCCGCTTCCTACTGGGTTGCCTGGGGGCCCTGGAGCAACAGGGCCTCAGGCCCAATGCCGTGCTCATCGAGGACGCCGCCAATGGCCCCGCAGTGCTGCAGACGCTGCGGCGTCGCGTGCCGGGGATGCTGCCGATCACCGCCCGTGGCAGCAAGGAGACCCGCGCCCATGCCGTCGCCCCCCTGGTGGAGGCCGGTCAGATTCGCTTTCACCACCGCGCCCAGCCGCTGGTGGAGGAAGCGATCCGCTTCCCCAAGGGCAGCAAGGACCTGGTGGATGCCTTCTGCCACGGCGCCTTGTGGCTGGAGGGCCGCTACTGGAAAGCCCAGGGCATCCAGCCGGTGGTGACGCCTCTGCTGATCAGTCGGTGAGGGGGGAGGAGAGAAGCCGATGACGCATGCAGTCCTGAAAGTCCCTGAGCAGTTACCAACTCAGGCTCTGGTGCCGGTGGATGGGCAGCTGGGTGTGCTTCAGCTGTCGCTGCCGATCACGGTGGTGCTGGTGGGGACTGCTACCGGTGCGGCGAAGATGCTGCGGCAACGGCGCTACCACCGGCCGGCCTGTTGCGCGCGAGCGGGGCAGCTGGAGATCGAATGGGTGGAGCCTGCTCGTCATCCGCCCAGGACTAAGACCTTTCAGGCGCCGCAATGCCGGCCGCGGCGTCAACGCCCCGTTCGGCCCCATGCCGCTGCCGATGCCCTGGCTCTGGAGCACATGGACCTGGCGGAGAAGATTGCCGGCAACTTCGCGCGGCGCACCGTTCACCCCAAGGAAGATCTTTTGCAGCTGGCGATGATCGGGTTGATCAAGGCGGCCCGGCGCTACGACCCATCACGGGGATCCTTCCGGCCCTATGGGCGTACCTATGCCAATGGGGAGATCACGCACTTTCTGCGGGACAACGGGTTCCTGCTCAAGGTGCCCCCGACTTGGCGAGAGATCCATGCGCGGGGGCAGCGGTTGCTGACATCAGGATTTGGTGTGGGCGAGATGCTGGAGCAAATAGGTATCAGCCGCGAGCAGTGGATTCAGATCGTTGATGCTTGCTCAGTTCGGGTGGTTGCTTTTCCTGTTGATTGAACGCTTGAGCTAACCGGCGTGCAAAAGTGACGAGAAGCGCCGCTTTTGCACGTCCGTGTTGAGCGAATTGTTATGCGGCATGTGGCCTAGCTTTCATGCGGTTCAGGTTGCCCGAAGAGATATTGACCTGTAAGCCAAACCGCTCGCCCGAAGTTGTGGATAAGCTGATCACCTTGTCTTAGATACGAGCAGCTTTGGTCAATGCCTGCAAGCTTTATGGCATCTTTAGCTTTTGATCCGGTCGGATGTGCATCGCCGACACGCATATCATAGGCGCCGGCAATTTCGGCAAAGACTTGACGGGCCTTATCGGCCCCAACTGTTTGGGACAATATATCTTGCAGAAGCTTGTTTGAACCAAGTTTTTCTTTCTCCGCGTGGGTTGAAAGTTTGCGAAGGTCGCGAATGTTGAGTCGGTCTGAGAATACGCGGACAAGCTCTTTCGCCAGCCTTAGCAATGACGCCTGGTCCTTGCTATGGAAACGAGATACCTGCTGCATAGCCGATTCGTCATTGATATCGTGGCTGAACAATTCAACCCCGAACTTGTCGCGGAAGCCTTGTTCGAGCATTCGCATGCTCCCAAACAGCATCTCCTCAACCGCATGTGTAGACGCCGGTTGGGCCTTGACTTGCGCCGATAACAATTCTCCTGAGACCTTCCCGTCGGGAGCAACGTTATGGGCTGCCCAGATATGTTGTTCCCAGGCTGGGAGACGAGCGATGTCGTAGGCGTAGACTGTTAGCAAGTCAGCAGAATTGATACCGAAGTGCGCGGCGTAGCCGGATGTTGAGCAAATAGCACCAGTCTCCGCCGTGTACCACTTCAGAGCGAAGCCGCGGTGGTCTAGAAGGTCGGTCACTACACTTGAACGAAACCATAGCCATCGACCAACATCCTCGTTATCCAATTCGGAAGATGCCATGCGTTTGCCGTCAGTCTCGACAATAAACTGCGGGAGATTCGTGTCTGCATCTCCACGAACTCGCGTGCTTTGCGATTGATGTTCAATCCATTCATCTCGCCAGAACTCTCCCTCAATCCGGACGCCTTCATAACCGCCACGTTGACCTTGCGAGCTTTCATGGCCGGTGTTGTGGTCATTTTCTGGCCCCATCACAGGTGCGTCTTCGTCTTCATCGACGTCCGTTCGCCAAGCACGGAACATCGCCCAACTCCCTCCGAAAACGTCATTAATGGCGCGGATTCGTAGCTCAAATCGGCCGCCGTCTCGCCCCTCTTGAAGTTCTGTTAGCTCTGCGTAGTCACTGCCTTCAAGCAATGGCACGTTTTCCACTCTTTGGCGGTAACAAGAGAGGCGAAGCGAAAGATTTCTTGCAGCCAAATAGTCAAGGAGAAATTCTCGCTTGATCTCGATCAGCTTATGTTCTCCTCTTTCATTAAAACTCTCGCGGGCTACTACAACGAAATTCTCTTCAGGCCTAACCCAGTTCGTTCCTTCCTTTATCAGGCGGAGGGCAACTACCAGATCAGGATTCAATATCCATTGTTTTCCACCAACGACGGGCTGAGGATGTTCGAAGACGAGGTTGACGCCTATCGGTTCCTTGTCGTTGTACTGAAATTGATCAATGGATGCGTAATAACCATTTTCATAGGCATAAGGCGCTACGGTATGCCCTATTCCAATATCACTCCAGCCTAGGCGTTCCTCAACCAATTTCCGATGCTCTGGTGGAAACGCAGCAGAGCCGCAGCCAAAATATTCACTGATGTAGCCAATATTTTTAACATTTCCCTTCTCGTCATTAATTGATGCCCTCAACGGAACCCAAGTCGCGTTGGAGAATGCTCGGCGAGTTTCCTTCGTTTGGAGAATCCAATCTTTGTTCATAGCTAATCTTCTGCCATCAACGCGCTGCAACCTCGGTTCCTGCCGCATAACGCTCCAGATCAGAAGCGGGCGAGAGCTTTTGATCTGATCTTATCCCCTGCTCCCGTCTTTTGTATTTGGTTGTTGGATTGCTATCATGTACGCAAGTTTCGGGCGCAGAAAGTTTCATCAGCATCAACTAACAATGTGGGACATCTCTATCTTTGCTCAATGCGAAGCCTCGACGAGCTGGCGGCAACCTTTTTAGGTCAGACTCCCAGAATCTATCTTCCTTGGCCCATAGTGGCAGACCAGCTTCGTCTGTGGGAACATCTGTGTAGTAAAGCCATTGCTGCTCATCGAAGACCCATTCAGCCTCATTGATTTCACGTGTCTCCCACTTTCCATTGACTTGCTGCGCCAGTACAATATCTCCAACCTTGAATCGCTTCGCCGGTGCCTTGCTAATGGTTTTGCCTTTTGCTGCTCTTTTCTCTGCATTCTCAGCTTTTGGCAGTATTTGTAGGTTTCTGGGATGATGTTTGCCGCCAAGAGCCAGTGGCACTATATGATCGACCTCATGTGGATTCCCGGCAAGAGTAAGTTGTGCAGCATTTAGATAGAGAGCTCGCATCCTCTTATCTTCTTCGTTTGTCAAGTTAACTAATGCCCCCTTTTTGGCTGCTCTCGCTTTTGCGGATCCATAGTTGATATTGGCTTTTCGCATTGCTGGGTCGTTGTGTGGCATTTACTTGGATCAGATTTAATGTGAACGCTTTGAATGAACGTTTGGGGCGACCATTGACAAGAAAGCCAGAATTCAACAAGATTTGACCAGGGCTGCAGGAGTCTTTGTCTCTCCGACTGTTGTCTGGGCTGAATAAAAGGTATGTCGCCACTAGGTGTTCGTCAAGCCATGTCCCCTTTGTCGATCCAACGCTCAAGATCACCTGCACGCAAGAACTTGAGGTGATCCTGAAGGACTCGCCAGGTGGCGTGACAGGTGAATCTTGATGTTAGACAGCTTCTTCGCCATGGCAGGAGTGTGGAGCTTCCCTTAAGAACTCTTGAAACTTGGCGCGCAAAGGAAAATCCACGGCTTGATGAATATCTACAAGATCAATGAGCCTATTAACTTGTTCGTCTGATTTTAATTCAAAAGAACAGATATGCTCAATTTCTTGGGGCGACAGATAGTCTCGCAGGAGCTCATAGGGATCCCTCTTCATTCCTCGATAAGCTGCGACTGCATCCCATTGCCATCGATCATGGAAACGCTCATGCCACTTCTTGTATTCAAGATACTGCCTTAGGTCAGTGTAATGCGTCATTGTTGCTGCTGTCTGTAGCCACGACTGGTATTTGCGTACACGAGATTGGTATTCGATGAAAAGCTCGCGAACATCAATCTTCTCGGGCTGAGAATTCAAAAACTCTCTGGCTTCAGACTTCCAGCCGCTCCATCCCAACAATTCAGCCTTAGATAGCAAGAATACAACGGTACGAGATACACCAGTTTGACCAGCGGCCATAGAAATATTCCAGTTTGCTTGTGCAGGTCTCCAGTGAAGTGAATAGTTTCGCAGATCGAAAAGGAAGCGATGCAAGTTGTCCTCCATGAATGCCATGCGTCTCGCCTCCTCTTCGCCAGGCACGGGATAACTTTTGAGAAAGTTACGGGTATGATCAACAAGTGCAGCCAATGCTGATGATGCATTAAACAGAAACCGCTTCATATTCTTGGTGTGCTCGCCGCGATTATCTTCATTGATGCGAAGCCAGAACTCTTGATATTGGCTTCGATGCGCAAATCGATTAATCCCCTCAAGTAAGTCGTCAATCGCCTGATCTAGGATCCAGTGGCTGTCCTTGACCTCTGTAAGTGCAGACCACATGCGACCTCCTCTAGTTGCTTCTATCTCACGTCTTGCCTGCTGGAAGTTAAAAGCAATAGCCTTGCCTACTTGATCTTCAGTCCAAGGCTCTTCGTGCTCAGAGAGAACAAACCTTGGCGCCATGGTGGGAACTCAGTGACACATCTTTGTTGTGTGACAATAGCGCAAGAAAAGTGTAGCGTGCTGGGCTTGCTACACCAGCTCTGGACTGTCTAACGCTATACGGGCGGACCCTCGCTAAGAGATGGTCCGGCCCTTCGTGGTCCGCATAAGTACCCGAAGTCACTTCGAGCCGAATCTTAGACCCACTGCGTGCCAGTCAATCACAGACAGATGGCCCAACATGCCTGGTTTATATGCGGACCCGCATAGACACGTATGCCTCTTGGTCTGGCCGATCTGCTTGCCCGGATGATCTGACCGAAACCATGCGGATGCTGCATAGCCCTGCTCGCAGCCAATCACGGCCTCTGGCAATGGCTCTGACCCCACCAGCAGCCAGTGCCCACCACCCGCCGCCGCAGGACAACCAACCCCATCTCCCCACCAGCGCTGCAGCCCCAAGCACCGGCTGAGCCCCCCTGGCTGGAACACCCCACCCTCTCGGGCCTGAGGGACCGTCTACAGCTGGTCTACGACTGCTGGACCCTGCTGGAGCTCCCTGACGGCACCAGCCGCCGGCCTGTCTATCTCCCCCGCGGCATCGAGGAGCCCGAGACCTGCTACAGCAAGCGGTTGGAAGCGGCCCGGCCAACAGGCTTCTACCGCGATGCGCTGCGCACCTACGCGGGGATGCTGTCGCGGCTGGCCTGGCAGGAGCTGCCCGACTCCCTGACCCGAGTGGCGACCGATGTAGATGGCCAGGGCACCGACCTGGGGGTGTTCCTGTTCCTGGCCGACCTGCTCACCCTGCGGGATGGCGGCTGCCTGATCCTGCAGCTGCCGCCCCAGCACCGCTGGCCCTCAGAAGGCGATCGGCTGGAGGCCCTCGCCAAGGGCGACCGGCTCTCGCTGCCCCGCCTGCAGCTGGTACCCCGTGGAGACCTGCTCAACTGGCGCCTGCCCACCGATACCGCCACGGCGGCTCCGGCCTCGGGGCCAGTGGAGATCGTCTGGCGGGAACCGCTGCGGCAGGCGCTGCCGCCCCGATTCGCCACTGGCAATGCAGCGGTGCCCACGGTGGTGATCGATGCCCACGGGGGGCTGGTACCGGATCCGGCGGCCTGGCTGTACCGCAGCCTCTCGGTGACGGACGACGGCCTGGTGCTGCGCAGCTGGCAGGCCAACCCCAACCCCGGTGCCGTCGATGGCTACGACGTGGTGCCCATAGGCGAGCCGGAGCTGATGCCCCAGCGCTTTGACCTGCCGGCCCGCTGGTACTCGGTGGATGGGACCGCCTTTGGCGAGGGGGACCTCCCGCACCTGGGTCTGGCGCACCAGTACCTGAACCACTACCGCTGCCGCAGCGACTACGAAGACCTCCTCTCCCGCACCGCCCTCCCAGTGGGGGTGCGCACTGGCCTGGTGGATGCCTACGGCTTCCGCCGCAGCGACGGCGCCCTCGGCTCTGCTCCAGCAGCCGGTGGTGACGCTCAACGTCCCCAGCGGCTGGTGCTCTCCACTTCCTCCTTCATGGACCTGCCCGAGGGCGCCAAGTTCCAGTGGGTCGAAATAGAAGCCCGCTCACTGGCGGAGCACCGCGCCTACCTGCAGCAACTGGAAGAAGCGATGCGCCGCGATGCTCTGATTCCAGCCGGTGGCCATGGGCCAGCCCGCACCGAGCTGGAAATTTCACTCACCGCCGGCCAGAGCTTTGCAGTGCTCCAGAGCCTGGCGGGCCAGAAGCGCTCGATGCTCAGCACCCTGCTGCAGCAATGGACCCGGCTCACCGGCGAGAGGCTGGCGGACACACCGGCCTGCAGCGTGGAGATCTGCCCGCTGGTGCCGCCCCAGCCGCCGCGCCAACCCCAGCCCTCGGTGCAGGAGTGGCTCGTGCTGCATGAGCGGGGAGTGATCGACGGGACCGAGCTGCGCCAGCAGCTGGGGCTGGGCGAGCACCATGGGGCCAGTGGCGGCTGAGCTGGCAAGGGAGGGCATGACCCAAACCTCCCCACCCATCTGCACCTGGCGCCCTGGTGACGCCGAGGCCCTGCGCATCGCCCTCTGCATCCCCGTCATCAGTGCTGCTCTGGCGGCGTTGAACCGGGAGATGGCGCAGCTGCAGACCCACTACCCCACAGGTGTCTGTACGGCCCAGCGGCATCTCGACGCCATTGCTGACCTGGACCAGCAGCTGGCGGCACTGACCCCGGCTGAGGTAAGCGGTCCGGTGCGCAGCAGGCGCAAAGGCGTCGCCGGTGGCGTCGTGCCCAACCCGCTGCCGCTGAGCAAGTTGGCGGTGGTGGAGTACGCCACCGAGTTGCTGCTGGAGGAAACCGAAAGCCAATGGGACCCCAATGCCCCGTCGCCAGTGGTGGTGCTGGGCCGGCAGCGCAGCCAGCACATCGGCCAGCTAGCGCTGCTGCTGCCGCGGTTGCAGAACTGGCGCCAGTGCAACTCCGACCCCTTCCGGGGTGTTCTGCAACGGGGCTGAGGAATGGAGCAGCCCCTCTCGCCGTTAAATCAGGGCCTCAACCCCCTGCGCGCTGCTCCGCTGTGGGGGCAGCTGGTGTCCCTGCCTGCAGCCGCCCCGGCGATCGACAGCCGGGTGGCCCAGCCCGTTGCTGCGCCCCCTGGGGCTCAGCCCCTGTGGCTGGCGCTGCAGCCCTACGCCAACGCCCGCCTCTGCCTGTTCGAGGTGGACCGTCCCGAGAGCCGCAACCCCATTCCGATCCGCCGGCATGTGATTGACTGCTTCCTGGAGCAGAGCGGCATCGTCAGCGGCTACAACGACACCGCCCTCACCGACCCGGGCGATGTGCTGCTGCGGGGCTACCTCTGCCGGGCGGCGATCCTGCCGGTGAGCACCAGCAACACCTTCGACTGGCTGGCGGCCGAGCAGGACTGGGCCACCCCAGGCTTCCGCGACGAGGCGCCACTTCCCTGGGATCCAACGCTGCTGGGAACGGTGCAGGCCCCCTGTCAGGGGGTGATGTGGCTGGGGGACCTGGCTCTGCTCCAGCCCCAGGGCGGCCTGCCATCGGGCGGACGGGCCCAGTTCGCCGGCTGTCAGGTGATGCACTTCGGGGCGGACTACGGACCGGGTGGCATCGGCCTGCTGCTGCAGCCGCTGCTGGGGGAGGCGATCCAGCTGGTGCTCAGACCCCACAGCGTGCTGGTGCTGCGGGACGGCGACACCTTGAACCTGATCGCCGAGCGCTACGGCACCACCGTGGCCACGCTGCGGCGGATCAACCCGCAGCTGGAGAGCACCCAGACGATCACCACCACCGAGGGTGATTCCTTGGCGGTGCTGGCTGGTCGGCACGGCACCACAGAAAGCAAGCTGTGCAGCCTCAACCCGGTGCTGCAGCAGAGCGAGCCCTATGTCACCGGCGAGGGCGAGACCTTGAGCAGCGTGGCGTCCGAGCAGAACCTCAGCCGCTCCCTGCTGCGCCAGTTCAACCCGGAGCTCAGCAGCTGGCCCAGCACTGAGCCGCTGGCGGCCGGCACCACGCTGCTGCTGCCGATCTACCGCTCCACCACCCCCCTCCCGGCCGGGATGCAGCTGCTGGTGCCGGCGTTCATGCCCTCAACGCCGCTGCCGGCGGGGGAGTGGATCCATCTGCCGGCCAGGCGCTCGGTGCCTGCTGTTGAGGAGGGATTGGAATCTCTGGGCTGAGGGATGCTGAGAGACGGTGCCATTGCATCGACCAGGTCCTGCCCCCTCTGATCATGTGGGATGCCATGCGGATGCATTGCAGAATCTGCCCATGGCTGATCTCTTCTCGCCCCTGCGCGTGGGCTCCCTGGAGCTCCCCAACCGCATCTGGATGGCACCGCTCACCCGCTGCCGCGCTGAGGACGGCCATGTGCCTGGTGCCCTGATCGCCGAGCACTACGCCCAACGGGCCAGTGCCGGTCTGATCGTGAGCGAGGCCACGATGGTGATGGAAGGCCATTCCGCTTTTTGGCATGAGCCCGGCATCTACAGCCAGGCCCAGATCGACGGCTGGCGGCTTACCACCGAGGCGGTGCACCGCGCCGGTGGTCGCATCGTGCTGCAGCTCTGGCATGGAGGTAGGGCCTGTCATCCGCTGCTCAATGGCGGCCGGCAGCCGGTGGCCCCCAGCGCCATCGCCATCACCGGCGATGAGGTGCACACCCCTGAAGGCAAGCAGCCCTATGTGGTGCCGAGAGAACTGCGCGACGACGAATTGCCAGCCG